GGGGCCCGTGTCGTCTTGTCCACGATGAGCATGATGTTCTCGGCGATGCCGTCGCCGTTCGCGTCATACCACATGTAGCACTCCATGAACTCGGCGACCGGGTCGCCCGTCTCGACGGAGGGCGTGGAGGCGTAGTGATCGTTCGGCCGGTTTGACATGGTGACGCCGGCCTTGGGCTGCGGGCTGTTGTCGGAGATGTCCTTCACCAAGCTGAACATCTTGCGCGCGGCGCTGATGCGCTCATCGGAAGTGTCGCCGATCATGCCGCGCTTCACGACCAGATCCACAAAGGCCATGACCGGCTTGTCGTAGAGGTGCGCGCAGAAGTCCGCGGTCTGGACGTCGGTGGCGGTCAACGGGCAGAGGAAATCCTTGTAGTAGATCACCTCGGACTTGGCGCCCTCGAAGAGGACCTGCCGGCGGTCCAGCGGGGTCTTCTGCCAGATCGGCGAGATGCCGACCTCGGTCACGCCGTCGCGCTCAAGCAGGATGCGGCCGGTGCCGTCTTCCGGCACGGTGGTATCTTCCTGCGTGATGAAGTTGCCATCGGCCGCCCGGACGGGCTCGCCATCGACCGAGTGGAGCACGGTGGCCTCGACGTTGAAGATCTGGTCGCGCACGACGTAGGATGTCTTGACGGCGCACTCGCCGAAGATGAAGGCCGCCTCGATGGCGTCGCCCATGTCCTCGCGGGTGTCAGCCTCGCGCAGCTTGAACTGGCAGAACTTCTCGATCTTGTTGTTCCGCAACTCGTCATTAACGCCGTCCCGGTTGGGGACCGGCATCGGGTCGACACTGAACCAGTCGTCCACGCCGAAGAACGCGTTCTTGGCCTTGGCGATCATCTGGCGCGCGATGCGGCGCGTGATCGGAACGCTGATGTTGGATTCGTTGAAAATGGTGCTCGGGCCCATCGTGAACGGGCGCCAGCTGACGTCATTCAGGAAGGTCGCGTCGTAGCGGCTGCGCTTGCCAAAGAAGGTGTCGCCCACCGGGAGAAGGCCCTGGCTCTGCAGGGCGACCGAGGCGCCCCACGTCTGGTTGTTCCACCAGATCGGGTTGAGCGTGTTGTCACGGCCGGTCTCGTTGCAGATCTGATCCCGGCGCGTGAAGGCGTGGTCGATCATCTTGCGCTCCTGATCAGCGGTGAGCTTCAGATCGGTGATGAACGGAACGCGCGGGGCGTCGAGATCCATGGGCGGCGCCTCGCCAGTGGGCAGGCGCGTGGCCTTGTCCATCTCGCTGATCGCATTTTCGACTTGGGTGGGCATGGGATTACTTTTTGATGGTTATGCCGATCAGGGGCTTTACGCGAGCACGTTCCTCGCGGGTGATTCGGTCGATTTCGTCCTGCGCGGCGCCCTGATCCATGGAGCGGAGCCGCGGAGTGATGGCCTGAAGGCGGGCCCGGATGCGCTGGCCGGACACCCGCTTGTAGGCTTCCTTCTCCTCGTCGGTCATGTCGCGTTGCGCCGGGCCCTTGCCGACCTTCAGCGTCTCGCTGATGCCGGGGATGAATACCTTCTTTTCGACGAGCAGCTTGTCGACCGGATCTTTGGACGGGAATCCGCCGAAGCGGTCAATCGGGACGGTCTCAACCGACCGACCCTGAACGTCCGAGCGGGCCGTGCCATCGCGGCGCAGGAAGGGAACGGTCTGCTTGAGCGGGTTGCTGTCGTAGACCTTGGGGTCGAGGTAGCGGTCCATCTCCATGAGCAGGCGGCTGCCGGGGATAGCGAGATTGGCTGGCACGCTGGTCAGGCCGCGCGCCAGGCTGCCCTGACCGTTGGCGGCGCCAAGCAGATCGGCCATGCCGGTGAGCGGGGAGGTGGCGAAGGCCGCCTGAAACGGAGCGTTGAGCAGCGCGTCGGCCACGCGGGACTCGAGGAACTGGCTCTTTTTGTCCGTGTTGTATTTCGCCGCGTCGGCGACGTAGCCGACCACGGCCAGCGGGACGATCATCGGCGTGTCGCGGTAGGACATGTAGGGCCCCTGACCGATCCTGAAACTGTAGGGACGCCAGCCGGCGGCCTGCAGCTGGCGGCGCTTCTCCGGATCATCCGGGCCTTTGAACGTGACATCCATCAGACCCTTCGCGATGGCAAGCGTGGTGCCGGCCATGAGCGAGGTGCCGACGGCCGCTTGGAAATACTTCCGGTTGATCTCGTCCTGCGTGAAATCCTTCTGGTTTCCGGCCTGATCACGGATGCTGCCCTTCATCGCCCGGACCGCGCCGATCGGCGTGTAGTCCAGCGAGGCGTTGAACATGTTCGTCGGCGTGCGCAGGAACATCATCCAAGGCTTGAGCACCGGGACGCCGCCGATCCGGAAGCGCTGGGCGACGTTCGAGGCGGCGCGATAGACCACGCCGGCGTTGCCCACGGGCTCGTTGGTGTAGGTGGTATCTGCACCGAACGCCTCGGCTTCCTTGGCGGCCGCGGCGCCCTCCGGGGTCTCTCCGCGGCGGGCCTCGATGATCTCGGAGGCGCGGCGAGCCACGGCGACGCCGTTGTAACCCTCGGCCTCGGCCTGCTTGCGCGCGGCTTCGAGTTCGCCGGGCGTCGTGTGCAAGATCTCGGCGACCTTCTTTTGCAGCGCCTCACCCTTCATGCTGCCCTCGAAAAACTTGGTCGCCACCATGCGGGCGTAAGCCTCGCGCGCCGGGTAGTAGGCCAGCGCGTCCATCGCGCGCATGAAGCGCCCGACCCGGGCGAGGACGTCCTTCTTGGCGTTGAGCGCATTCGCGATGGCCTTCGGCATGTTCGGGTAGAGTTCGCGGTAGTCCGCGCGCTCGACCGCGGAGCCGACGCCGATGGTCTTGTCCTGAAGGTCACGGGTGCTGCGGCCGGTCTCCCAGATGGACTTGGCCTGCGCCCAGCCAATCGGCAGGCCGCCCTTGAAGCCTTCCCACAGCGCCTTCTGGCGTTCGGCCGTCGGGTTCACGCCAGCGACGGAAGCCAGTTCGGTGATCAGGCGGAAAGCATTGCCGCCAGCGTTTGCGATCTGCGTGTTCGTCGAGAACAGCACGTTGAGCGTCATCAGAGAGGTTTCGAGATCGACCTTGCTGGTGCCGCGGAAGTTAGCGAGCGTGTCGGTTAGCTCGAGCTGGGCCAGTTCGGCGTCAGCCAGGCTGTCGGCGTTCTCGATGCGGTCCACGAGGTCCGCGATCTGGTGGAGCTTCTTGGGCTCGATACCGGGCAGCCCGAGTTCGTTGGCCGCGATGTCGATCATGTCGTCCCGGCGGAGCACGCCGAGCTCGTTGAGCTTCTGCGCGACCTCGAGACCCTGCAGTGAGTTGAGCATCTTGCGGACCGGCTTCGAGGTGTAGCGCTCCTTCAGTTTCTCGATGGCCTTGTCCCGCGCCGCCTGATCCTTGGTGCCATTGAAGACCTTGGCCGCCTCGTCGGCCGCCTTGTTCGCGTCCTCGCCGCCCATGGCCTCGACGCGCTTGGTGTTGACGTCGCGCGCATACTCCATCGCGGACATGACACCGAGATTCTTGTAGATCCGGTTGTGCATCGCGACACCCTGACCGGACTCGGTGGAGACTCCGGCGCGCACCGCGGCCGTGATCCGGTTGATGTCCGCGGTGATCTTGGCTACATCCTCCGCCTTGGCGTCGCGCAGCTGGTTCATCTTCTTTTCCAGCAGGACGCCACCGATGGCGACGCGCGTGTCGGCCGGCAGACTGCGGTCGGAGAGCTTCTGTTCGGCCGTCGTGGCGCCGTCGCGGTCGATCATGGCGCGAGCCTCTTTCATGCGCTCGTCCTGATTACGGACGTCGTATTCGATGTCAGCGGCCGGGACATCGCCTTCACGCAGGGAGGGAGGGACGGCGGACTTGGCCGTCGATGGCTTCGGAGGCTCAGGCGGATTGGCGTAGGCGTCATTGATCGCGGCCGTCAGCTTGGCAACCTCCTCGGCGGTGGCCTTGGGGTGCTTCGCCCGGTAGCGCGCCACGGCCAGCTTGATGACGTCGGCCAGCGCCCGGCCGGCGCGGATACCGAGGATCGCGATGTCGAGCGCCGCGTTGTAGGCCGCAATCGGAACACCGGCGGTGGCGTCGTAGACCTTGCCCTTCGTGTCGATCTTGGCCTTCTGCAGCGCCTCGATGGCGCGAGTTGAAAGCGCCGGAGCGGCGGCCTGAACCTTGGCGGCCGGCTTCGCCTCTCCCTTCACCGCGGCACCAGCGGCCTGTTCGGACGACGGGAATTCCTTCACCTCGGCGAGCACGCGGTCAATCGGCGCGTTCAGGCGGATGACGGGCATCGGCGTCGAGGTATCATCAAGTGACGCCACCCACTGATGATGACCGTCGACGACGTGATTGTCGGATGAGATCAGAATCGGGCGCTCGCTGCCGGTGAAATCGCGCGCCTTCTGGACCTTCGCCGGACTGAACTCGGCCTGGGTGGGCTTCAGCTTGGATGGGTTGATCATGCCAGCCTTGGCCTCGATGCCGCGGGCCTTCAGGAAGTTCACCAGCGCACCGCGCGCCTCGGACTTGATCTGCGGCATCTCCGCGCGCGGGATGCCGAGCGTGCCGGATTCCTTGTCGAAGGCGGTCCATTCTTTGTTGATCTTGTCGCCCTCGACGGACTCAGGGGTGGATTCGGTGACGGCGGCGGAGATGGGGGCGGGGGCTTTGGCGGGGGGCTTCGCGCTGAACCACGGCGGGGTCTGACTGGTCCGCACGCCCATGATAGCCTTAGCGACCTTGGCGAGTTCAGCCGGATCGGAGTCGATTTTCTTGGCGTCGGCCCCGGACTGAATAATCGCCTGCACGATGCGCTTAGCTTCACCGGCCGTATTCATGAACGTGGCGCGCTTTCCGCTCGCGACGTGGGTGACATTGTAGACGTTTCCGCGACCTTGCTGGGCCTTGTAGACGGCCCAGTCGCCGTAGATCATCGCTGGCACGGTCTTGGTGCCAACCTTCCCGTTCCCCTCGGACCAAGACAGGTTGATTTCCCCGTTCTTACCCTTAATCGGAACGGCATCAACAGCCGCGAGGTATTCAGAATGAAGGGCGCGGGCCTTCTCCTGATTCTCTTTCTTGCTGGCCTCGGCATCCTGAAGCGATTTCACGCGCTCGGCGGATTCATCGACCAGCTTCTTGTGATCGACGTCAAACGACGTGGCCTTATCCATGCCGGACTCCCACGCGCTTTCGATTGCCTCGCGCTTGGTGGTGCCGGTCGCCATGGGCTGCCATTCACCAGGCTCGACCTTCTGGCCATCGGTGCTGACGGAACGGCGCTCCACCAGAAAGTCATCCTTGCCAGCTTCGCGAGCAATCGTCTCGTTGCGAAGATCTTCGTTGGTGATCTTGCGCGTGCGCCACTCCGTATAGCGGGTGCCATTTTCGATGTCGGAGCGTGGCTTCGGTGCGGTGCGAGCGAAAAGGCCCGACACCTCAACCTTGGATTTGTCGCTCTTATCAAGAACGTCAGTCGCGTCGATGACGTCGTATCCGCCTTGCTGGCGCTTCACTTCGAGGCGGCCGTTTGAGTAGACCTGCTGGACGGTGCCAGCCACGGTCATATCACCCGAGGGACCGGCGACCTTATAGCGGACGATCTTGCCGACGCGCTCGTCGGTGGCGGGCTTGGCCTTTTCTTCGCGCACAGGCTTCGGGGCTGGTTTTTCAGGAACAACCTCCGCCGCCACTTCACCCGGGGGCATCCCCTTGTTGCGGTTCTTGATGTCCTCGCTGGCTTGCCACGCAGCCTGATACTCCGGCGTGCCGAATTTCTCCGGCTTCATCTCACCCCGCAGGCGGTCATACTCCAGCCGCTCGGCCGTCAGACCATCCTGTTTGCCGGTGGTCTGGCCGTTATCGCGCGCGATCTTCATCGCCTCCTCGCGCGACACATACCGACCCGTGCTGGTGACAAAACCGTCATCACTGCCGCGCATGTCGCGGTCGCCGATGGCGCCGACGATCTCGGCGTGATTGGTCCCCGTCCGCACCTCACCATCCGAGAACCGGACAGCGGCCTTTACGATGCGCTCCGGGCCGGCGTCAGCCACTTCTTCGCGCGCCGGAACATCAGGCTGCGTTTGCGCGGGCTGGCTTGCCTGAACTTCGGGAGCTGCGACAGCAGGTTCAGGAGTGGCTGTAGTGGTGTCTTCATCGAAATTGAGAGCGGGGGCTTCGCCGGCGACCACAGGCTCGGCGCCCGGACCCACCATGGCCTGACCCGCACGCCGCGTGGCAATCTCTTCCTGTGTCACGCCGGCCAGCGAAGCAGCCGTGCGCTCCGCCAGCGTCTCGGCGCCGGCGTCGGACATGACATCGAGTTCGGCCGGCGGGATGCGGCCGACGTTCTCCACGCCAGGCGTATCGCCGTCGATGGGCGAGTTGGCGATCCGGGTCGCCTCTTCGCGCACGCCAGCCTCGACATCAGAGCGGCCGGGACGCTGGCGGAGCAGCACGCCCTGAAGCGCCTCGATGAACTGATCCTCGGTCAACCCCTTGCGACGATTGAGCAGGCCCGTGCGGAGCCTGTCATTCCCGCCCGAGATCTGGTCGACGAGATTCTGGATGACGCCTTCCTTGCGCGAAAGCTCCTCGGCGGACTGAGCCTGCTGCGCGTCGGCTTCCTGAAACACGGCGGCGGACTCCGCAGCGGACCGGGCCGGCGGCGGGGTGTTGCGCTTCTCGGCGAGTTCGGGCACGAGGACTTCGGCCGCCTGCTCGGCGGTAGACGGGCCCGGGGTCGGACCGATGGGCTCAGCCTCTTCGTTCCGCAGCCGGTCGAATTCAGCGCGCTCCGCGGGTGAAAGATCGGAAGCGGCAAGCCGGCGCTGAAGCTCCTCTTCGGCCAGCTGCATCTCGCTCTTGTCGCCAGCGCCACCGACCGTGCCCTCTGGCGCAGGAGGGGGTGAGACAGGCGATGTCCTACCGGGGGCGTCCGGCGGAGGCGGAGCAGCCGGCGGCGTCTCGCCGGGCGCCAGAAGCGACCCAGCCGCCTGACCGGCGCCGGTCACGGTGCCACCAACCGCGGCACCGACGATGATCGAATCGAGGACTTCCTTGTCGAGCGGACGGTCCGGATCATACGCCTGCAGCTTGCTCGCGATGAAATTCAGGTAGGCTTGCTGGGCGCCCTCCGTGCCGCCTTCGACAGCGGTGGTGGTGAGCACGTCGCGCAGGATCTGGCCCACCTTCATCTTGCCGACGAGTGGCTTCAGGATCTTGCCGATGATCAGGCGGTCTGACAGGAAATCCACACCGGACGCCGGCAGATACTGGACCGCGGCCATGTGCGCGTCCGCATCGCTTGCGCCGCTCGCCTTCGCATCATCGTATGCCTCGGTGTAGATCTGACCGATGGAGGCGGCCGCCAGACCGGCGGGTCCGAGCACTGCAGTCGGGAGCGTGCCTGCCGCCTGGCCGAGACCCTGTGAGATCTGACCCAGCTTCGACTGGGCGAATTGCTGGTCAACCGGGAGGGCCTTGCGGATGTTCTCGCGCAGCTGGCGCGTCGCATCGCCATACCACTTGGCGGCACCCTCCATGCCGGCCGGCGCCACGCCGAACCCCGGGACCCAGCCGGACGCGCCAACGCCTTCCATCAGGCGGGCAAGACCCTCGGACGCGGCGTAAAGACCCTCAGAAAGCGCGCCGCGCGTGAATGATTTCGCCGTCTTCGACAGCGCGCCTTCGGCCTCTTCGACGACCGGAGCGACCGGAGCCGGAGGAGGAACATCGGCCCGCGAAGCCTGTGACGCAGCCAGCGCCTCGCGCTCTGCCATGGAGGCGGCGCGCTGTAGCTGCGTGCCGTAGGTGGCCTGCGCCTCGAGGATGGACTTGAGCGTCGGATCATCCTCCTCGGATTTCCCTTGCTGGCGCAGAATCATCCGGCGCTCGTCCGCGAGATCCGCATAGGACTCGTGCGCCGCCTTGGCCTTGAACATCGCGAGATCGAGCGCCGCGGCGCGCTTCGTGCGCCCGAGCTGACCCATCGGCTTGAGTGAGTCGGTCAGCGCGGCCTGCTCCGTCAGTAGCGCGCCGAGCTGCGCGTCGATGCCAGCCTTCGCCTGCTGCGCCTGAGCGGCCGCCGGCGTCGGCGTCGCGCCAATCCCAAACACGCCGCCCTGGGTCTGCTCAAGCATCTCGGGGGTGTAGGCGGCCGCCTGTGTCGTCAGCTGCTCGATCTGGGCCTGAAGCTCGATAGCACGCTGCTGGCCCATGTCGTAGGCGACCTCGGTGTCAGCCTTGACAGCCTCCATGGGGGCGATGGCCTCGCTCCAGATCGCCTTCCTGCGCTGCGCCGAGACACGCTTGGCCGTGCGCGCAATCGTGAAGTCCGGGTGATTGACCAGATCCTCGACCTTGCCGGCCGGCCTGAGGTCATCATCGCCGAACTTGTAGTAAAGCTGATCGTCCGTCAGGTCCGGACTCGCGACGATGGGCGGCGTCTTGAACTGGCGCTGCCCGAACTGATCGCGCTTCTGCAGGACGGGCGCGCCCGTCTTTGGGTGGGCACCCTCTTCCCATGCCGTCGCGCTGTAGAGCTTGCGACCCTGCGGGTCGATAACCGGCTGGATGCGGCCGTAAGGATCGGTGTAGAACTGCTGGCCGGTGCCGCGGAACTGCGCTTCACGCTTCGCATTCTCGGCCTTGACCGTCGCCATCTCGTCACGGCGCTGACCGATGATGGCCGCGCGGTCCGCCTGGACTTGATCGGTGTAGAGCTGATCGCCCTCGCGGATCGCTTGCTCCTGATACTTCTTGCCGCCGACTTTCGCGAGGCTCTTGACGGCGCCGGAAAACAAATGCGGGTTGACCGCGCGCTGCTTGGCCTCGAACTCAGCCTGAGCCGCGTCCGTCGACTGCTTGGCGCGCTGCGTCGGGTCATCCGAGAGGCGAGGAGCGACCACGGGCTTGTCCCATGTTCCGGCTTGCTGCGGAACGAGCCCGCCGGTGGTTCCGGTCTCCGGGCCGGCAGGTTCAGCGACAGGCTGAGGCTTAACGTATGCCTGCGTCAGTGGCTCCGATGCGACCGGCTCGAGCGGATCTGGCAACTCATCGACGGTGGACGGAGAAACGGCCGGCTGGTCTTCTTGGACCGGCGCGGGCTGTGAGCCAGCTTTTTGAAACTGGCGACGGTCGCGGGTAGGGACTGGCGGCACTAAATGCTGGTAGGGCTTTACCTGATACCAGTCAAGAATATGCTGACGGCTTGGTCGGCGGCGCTCCGCCCAGCTCCGGAGGGCCCCACCAGCCGGACAGTCCGCGCTCGGGGACGTAGGTCGTCGCGTGGCCTATCACCGTCAGGCCAAGGCCGATACCAAAAACGTCGTCATCATGGTGGCCGTCTGACGCCTCCGACCGGCCGTTCTCTTTGCGGACGAAATTGTCGAACTCGTCCAGTGCTTCCTCATCCCAGATGTCGATGCCGGCGCCTGGCGTATCCCACTCACGGATCGCCGTGGCCACGGTCTCGACCAGATTCTCGCGCGTCTTCTCGTTGGTTTGGAAACCGAACGCCTTCGCGGTCTTCTGCTCGCGCTGGTTGAAGATCTCGCGCTGATAGAAGTTGGCGCCGCGCAGGCGCAGTAGTTCGGTCAGGCCCTTGTCCTGATTCATCTCGATCACGATCAAGGCGCCGGTCTGGTTGCCATACATGCGCGCCAACTTCCAGACGTCCGGCTCCAGCACGCCGATGTCCCACCGGCTCTTGACGACGCGCGCCGCCGTGGCCGGCCGATTCCAGACGCCCTTGGCGTCCCAGTAGCCGGCGCGGATCGCGTAAGCGCTATGATAGTCCGGGTCCTTGCCTCCGGTCTGGGTGATGCCGGTCATCGGGTCCACCGAGATCAGGTAGCGGCAGTTCGGGATCGGCTGCTCAAAGATCCGGACGCGCGCCTCATTCTTGGCCGTGGGCCGGAAGGCGAACCGGCGGCCGCCCTTCGTTTCCTCGATGATGCCGTAGATGCCGGGCTTGCGCTTCGCCAGCCGCTTGCGCTGGATCGCTAGACCCGTGGCGTTGAAGCGCAGGTTGCCGGACTTCTGGAAAGCGACCTTGGCCGAATGCGGGTAGTCGCGGTCGAAGTTGAACTTGTCGCGTTCGCACTCCTCGCGGATGGCCCAGCGGCGCCACGCCAGCTGTTCCCACATGTCGAAATCGCGCACGCTCTCGCCGAGATGTTCCACGCCCTCGTCGTCGATGAAGCGATACAGGTCGATCAACTCCTGCTCTCCGGCATACTCCTCGTCGGCGTCAAGCGTGTCGCGGATGTGCTTTTTCTGCTCCGCGGTCAGGCGCATCGCGGAGTCCGAGAACTCGTGCCAGCCGGCGAAGATCGAGACGAAGGAACCCGGCTGAACGTCGACCTCGCCGGAGATGAATTTCTCGGATGTGACCGCGCTGTTGAAGCGCTCGGGGAACGGGCCGTTTTCACCCTCCGCCGTGCTCTCCAAGATGATCATCGTGTTCGGCAGATTCGGGATCGCCTTGAGCAAGTTGCCAAGCACCTCGGCGGAGTTGGCCACGCCATGCTTAGACCAGCGAGCCACCTCGAAGGCGTGCAGGACCTGATGCGTGCCGCCGACGCCGGCGAGGACGTCGCGCGCGGTCTCACCGATCAGCTTGCTGCCATGGGACCATGCACCCTGCTTGGTGTTCACTTCACCTGTATTTCCCCAGTCGAACGTGTCGTTCTTCTGGTAGGTGCGCCACATGCCCCACGCCTCCTCGACCTGCGAGAACTGGCCGCCGATGATGACAGCGTTGGCTGCCATGCGCCGGATAAAGCAGTAGGTGACGGCCGAGAAGAACGTGGTCGACCCCTTTTGGCGTGGCTTCAGGCCGATGATACGGACCGGGAGGCCAAGATCCTCGAACCTGTCGATGACAGCCTGGACCTTTCGCTGGAGGCTGTTGCACTTCGGTGTAATCAGGCCGGCGGCCTTGTCCTTCGGGTAGATCTTGCAGTGCTTCGACTCGAACCATGCGGCCGTGCTGGATCGGATGGCCAGCTTGATGACCTTGGCCATGTTTTCGACGTCGCTCATTTCGGGTCACGCTTCAGCACGATTGGGCACGTTTCAAACCCGAACTTCTCATACCAGAACCCCTTGTCCTGCGTGCTGATGATGCAGACGGTTCCCTTGACGTCCGGGTGCTCCAGCATCGCGTTCATCAGCATGGTTCCGATGCCCTGATTCCGGCATTTCTCCTCGACGATGATGTCCATGACGGACGAGAACGTGTGGCCGTCGGTGACGACACGACCGAACGCGACCTGCTCGCCGCAGAGCGCGATCTCGCCGCCGTCGATCACGTCATCCCCGTAGACACCAAAGCACAGGGAGCGGCCGCAAGCGGCGATGATCTGCTCATCCGTCAACCAGCCACCCCAATAGGACGCGCGCAGCTGCTGGCAGACCCAGAGCATGCTGAGTTTTTCCTTGGAGGTTGAGATGGTGTAGCCGGTGATCACGGGACAGTGTAGCCGCGGTCCTCCATCCATTGACGGACGGCCTTGGGATAGCCGTAGTGGGCCGGGAAGGACTCGAGCCGATTCCACCATGGGAATTTCTCGAAAGGATGCGTGCCCTCGGACTCAGCGGCAGCCAGGCGCGTATCGAATTCATTGAAGAATGCACCGAGGACGACGCGGGCCTTGGCGAAGAAGGACTCGCGGCGGCGGAGGAATCCGAGGTGGTAGATCAGGGCCCGTGGCTCGTGATGGGCCATGTCGAGCAAATGGATCTCTCCGCGGGCGTGCGGCTCGTCCGATGGAAGCCACAGGTGGGAGGGGCCGACGCGCACGACGTATTTCCCGCAGCACTCGTTCTCGGGGATGAGCGACACCGGATCACGAACGAAGTTGAGCCGATTGAGCGCGATGGCGTCGTTGTTGTCGAAGGCTCGCTTGATGGCGCCACGAGTGTCCTCGTCATCACACAGCACCTCGTCGGCGTCGAGCTGCAGCATCATCGAATACTTCAGGTGCTCCCGGGTCTGGTTCAGCGCCTCGACGAACCACTTCGGGTCGCCTCTGGCCGTCGTCCAGTCGTTGATCATGACGATGCGCAGCTTCGGCTCGTGCGCGGCCCAGTCCAGCAGGAAGGTCAGCGTGCCGTCATCGCTGCCCATTTCACCGACCACCACCTCGTCGCACACGGGCAGCAAGCTCTCGATGCACTCGCGAATACAGTAGTCGAGAGAGATGGCGTTTTTGCAGACAGTGAATCCGCTCAGACCCTTGGGCTTCGTGATCATAGCTTGACGTGCCAGATGCTTTCAAAAACGTGAATCTTGTGCTTGTCGAACGCCTTCTCGACCGCGACGTTCACGCCGTCGAGCGGGTTGTTGTGGCGCCAGTCGTGGCCGGCGATGATGGCGCCGGGGGCCATGAGCGGGAGCAGGATGCTGATGTCCAGCGAAACGTCGGCCTCCAGGTGGCCGCCGTCGATGAACGCCAGATTGTAGGGTCCGTCGGCCTTGATGACGGTCTGGTTATCGCGGGCGGTCCCCTCAAGAACGCGAATACCATCCATGAGGAGGTTTGTGTTCCTGATGATCCGGCAACGGTCATCCTGAGCGAGATCAACCACCGTAAGAAATGCGCTAGGATTCGCGAGCGCCATGCACTTCGCGCTCTTGCCGTGATAGGCTCCGATCTCGACGATCTTTCCGGCCTGTGACGCGAGCTCGCACAGGAACGCAAGCTCATGTCCCGACGTCCAAGTGAAGATGTCGAAGGTCTTGTCGATGACCGGCTGCCACTTGGTCAGCAGCTCGTGGCGCGGGAGGGTTGGGATTTCCATATTTCAGGGAGGTTCTTAATTACCTCGATGCGAGGCAAGCGTTTCAGTTTCGGCAGCGGGGCCTTGCGCGCCTCCGCCACCATTTCGGCTACCGTGTCCTCGATGGACTCCGGCATGAGCGCCAGATCGGGAAAGAATTGCTTCACGAGATCGTGCGAGGAGTGGGCGTGCATGGTCTCGTTGCGCGCCGGCAGGTATTCGCAGTTCGCCTCATCGAGCCCGGCCTTCTCGGCGACCACGTAGGCCAGTCGGTTGACGGACATCACGCTGTCGCCACCAATGTTGAAGGTCTGGTTCCACGTTTCCTTGCGGTCCACGGACGCGGCGATGATGGCGGCGACCTTGTTGACCGGCGAGAACGCGCGGGTCTGCTGGCCGTCGCCGAAGATCGTGAACGCCTGACCGCTCAGAGCCTGGCGGATAAAGATCGAGGCGACGTTGCGTGTCGAGTCCGCGAGCGACTGGCGCGTGCCGATGATATTGTGCGGCCGGAAGATCAGGTGGTTCATCCCGAAGTTCTTGGTAGCGCCACGAAGGTCGTATTCCGCGCACGCCTTGGCGGCGCCGTAGGGGTCGCACGGCAGCGCCGGATCGCTCTCAGTGAACGGCGGCTTGCGATCCCCATAGATCGCGATGCTCGACATCGAGACGAACAGCTCGACGCCATGGTTGACAGCCGCGTTCACGAGGATGCCGGACCCGAGGACGATGGAACGGAAAGTGTGCAGCCGGCAGTTGTGGCTCAGATTCTCAGAGGCGAAGGCCGCGCAGTGAACCACGGCATCGAAGCGGATCTTGCCGAAGAGATGAATCACCCGGGATTCGTCGGTGACGTCGCCGAAGATGAAGTTGGCACCCTGCGGTATGTTCGCCTCATCCCCGCCGGCGAGGTTGTCGAGGATGACGACGCGGTGGCCGGCGGCGATCAGCCGCTCGGCGATGTGAGACCCAAGGAAGCCGGCGCCGCCGGTGACGAGGATGGTTTTCACGGAAGGAATGGCAGCTTTTCGGCCTTGAACCCGCAAGCCTGCTTGTGGCCGCCGCCGCCGTGCTTTGCCGCGATGACACTGAAGTCGATGTCGGGCTTGCCGGGAACGCCATACATCGAAACGCGCCACTTCCCGTGGCCGTCCCAGTTGAAGCCCAGCAGGCCATCGTGCTCCGGCTTGATTCCGGCGGCGAACAGGAAGCTGTTATAGCGGGCCGCATTGCAGGCGAGGAACTTCAGGCCCTCGAACTCGACGGTGAAACCGAAGTCACGGATAATGGATTCGCTCTCTTTGGTTTTGGTGTATTGGATCGCGACACCCGCATCAAGAAGCGTCTCCACTGTCACCGTCCCGACATCCTGCTGGATGCCTTCGCGCTGCGGAAGGGTAAGCAAGAATGACCACATGGCCTCGGAGATATGCTGCGAGCGAAGACCGTGCTGAAAGAGGGCGGCTCGCTCATCGCGGTGGTCGAAAACGTCGTATTCGCCGGCCAGCCGAACGGCCAGCGGCTCGACGACGCGACGCTCGAAGAAATCTTCCTTGGTCGGCATGTTTTCGCCGGCGATGTCGCCCGGCGTGTCGCGGAAGAACCATTGCCAGGCCAGCCGGCACGCCGCCACGCCATCAATGCGGTAGCCGCGGATCGACTCGGGATACTTGAGCATCGCGCTCTTGTGGTGGTCGATCCACGTCAGGCCCGGGAAGTCCATCAGGCCATCGACCGAGATGTCGATCATGTAGAGCTTGGCGCCCTCCGGAATAGCGGGCACCGGATTGCCGTAGTCCCAGCCAATGTATTCGGCGTTTTCGCCGAAATGCTTGCGCGCGATCTCACGAGAGAACAGGCCGTCGAAGTCGGCGCTGTGATAGATAACGATGGTTTTCATGGTTGGGTTTGCTTCACGGCCTCCAGCACCTGCTCGACCGAAATCGTCCGCATCACGGAGTCGTCGGTGTTGATGAACGTGACGTTCGCCTCGCGGTTGCGCCGGCCGGTGTCTGGATGGCCGCGATCAGATTGCACGGGGATGTAGACGCCGGGATGCGCCACGAAACAGGCGGCCTCGGTGATGCCGAACAGCACCACGCACGGCACCTTCATCGCCGACGCCATGTGGGCTGGGAAGGAGTCGACTCCGACGAACAGCTTACACTGCGACAGTAGCGCCGCCAGCTCAGGATACCCGCTCTGGCCGCGCATATCGAGATCCACGAGCACGTCCGCGCGCTTGGGCGGCGAACCGAACAGGAGGATCTTCCATCCTTGCTTGCGCAGCGCCTGGGCAACGGCGTTCCAGCGGTCGACCGGCCAGTTCTTCCCGTTCCACGCGGTCGGGCCGATGTGGATCGCGCACCATTTGCCGGACAGGCCGCGCATCGGCGGGCTCTCGGCGCCGAAATACTCCAGCTTGCGGCCGACCGTGGCCGGATCGAGACCGGCTGCCTCGGCATAGCAGTCGATGGCGTGCTTCTGCGGGGTGCGCTCGTAGGCACCATTCAGGTCGATGACCATGGTGTCTTTCAGATCACCGAATTTCGCGTTGCCGGCCATTTTAATACACGGATTCTTCGCGAACAACTCCGGCGAATCCGTCTCCACGTAGATCGGGCACAGCGGCATCTTCTCGTGCAGCGCGCGGATGACCGGCGTCGTCAGCAGGACGTCTCCGACGGCATACTTGCGCTTAATCAGGATCGGATGATCGAAACGGCGCACCTTATTCCAGTGGGCCCAGACCCTCAGCATCACACCTTCGTTGCGCGCATTCGCCTCCGCGCAGCGCGCCTTCGCCTGCGGATGGGCGCCGGCCGTCTGCGAGCCGCGGTGCTTGATCCGGAATGGGACCTTGTGGATCGTCATGCCCGCATACTGGACGCGCAGCGAGAGATCCGAGTCCTCGTGGTAGATGAAATCGAGGTAGGGCGCAAAGAGCCGGCCCCACTTCTCGTAGATCGGGGCGATCTTCACACAGAGGCAGCTGCCCTCGATGAACTCCAGCTTCGTGTCGTCGCAGCCCTGCATGCGCTCGTTCATGCGCGAGCAGCCGGTCATCGGGCCCGAGAGAACGGCCTTTGGCGACGCGTCGAGCGGGGCCGCCAGCTTCTCCAGCCAGCCGGGCGGAACCTCGGCGTCGTTGTTGAGGCAGATGAAGTATTCGGCCGGCAGCAGGCGGGCGGCGGAGAAGGCGTTCTCGTTCGGCTTTTGGAAGCCGGTGTTCTCGTCCTCATGAACCACAGTGACCTGAGGAAATTGGCTTGCGATCTGGTCAAAATACTCGCGCGTGCCGTCGGTGCTTCCGTTGTTGGTCAGGATCAGCCGGTAGGTGCCCTCAGTCGAATTGGCCAGGACGCTCTCGATGCAGTTCTTCGACAGCACGAGGTTGTTGAAGCCGAGCATCGAGATGACGAACTTGACGGAGCGGACTTCTCTGGATGCCTTGAAGCTGTCGGCTGTGTGGGTGTGGATTACTGGGAGCCGAGACATGGCCTGATAAAAATGGTAGGTCTCGACGTCAGTCGGGCTGTCCGGAATGACGGTCACACTCACCCCGCCCTGCGGCATCCAGCCCTCGTCAATCAGGCGATTGATCTCCACGGCCAGCGCCTCGGAGTCGGGAGCTTCGACGATTCTGTATTTGTCCATCATGGCTTCAGCACCTCGAACACGAGTTTCTGCATATCCCTCAAGTGAGCCTGCGTGGCGGCGAGCTGGCCGGCGGAGCCGGTGCCCTCAGACGGCCGGATACCGACATTCCACAGCTCGTCCATGAAACGCTGGGCGTCGTCCCTCGTGAATCTGAACGCCGGCCGCGTCTCGATCGGCTCCTCGGTGACGAGAAATTCTGCGGGCTGCATGACGGCAATTTTCCCGTCGCGCGCCTCAGCACCGATGCGAACGGCAAGCTCGTCGCCCCACATCGCATCGCGGGAGATGAAGATTTTTAGCGGGTTTTTCATGTCATCGGGGGATTTTCGTAACCGAGCGCCTTGCAAAGTTTCAAGTAAACCTGGAGCGACGGGTAGTTCTCGCCCTTCTCGATGTGGCACATCATGCCGTGGCTGATTCCGGCGGCGCGCTCCAGCGCCCGGCCGCTCATCTTCATCTCCTTGCGACGCGCAACGACCGCCCGGCCGAACTTGGCCATTTCAGCTTTGGTTGCACGGGCAGCATATCTGGGCATCGCCGGAAGGTAGGTCCGCGGACGGTGGCCCGTCAAGCGGAAATAAAGTCACCGCACCGAGAGGCCCGTGTGAGAGCGGCATGATGGTCGTTTGACTCTCCATTTTAAGACCATTGCCGTGCAGCGCGGAGCCGGCGAAATCTCGCCGGGGATTGCCTTAGATTGCGTGGCTGGTGCCGCGACGGCCCAAATGCCACTTCAGCTTCCTGCTGCCACGTCGCAGCGCACCTGCGTAGTTGGCGGGAAATTAATGGGCGCTACTGTCACCGATCCGCTTGCAAGCCGGCCGGCTATCATCGCTGGACGTCAAGCGTCCGTAGCCCATCCATTCCGGCACATCGGTTGCGAGTCGCGAAACACGCCCGAAGACTTAGGATGCGAAATCCACATGCCGGCTGGAAATTAACCCACCCCAAGCAACCGGCAGCACACATTGCCAGTCGCCCGGGGTGGTTCCGTCTTGCGACGGAGAATTCAAAGATCAAAAAGGAACATCCTCGTCCATATTCTCCTGCGCCGCCGGCGCGGCCGGACGGGGAGCGGGAGCCTGCTGACGAGGAGGAAAGGAAGATCCACGCGCCGTGGCCGAACCGATGATCGGCATCTGCACGTTTTCGTCTTTCTTCTTGGACTGAATGACGAAGTGGGTGTCGCCGTATCTGCCGACCTCTTTCTTCTCCATCAGCACCAAGTCCGCGTAGAGCGGCTTGTGGCCTTGCGCGTCGGGCTTGCCCTCGAAGAAGCGAGCCTTGTCGAGCTTGCGGACGTCAATCTTAACGGTGATCAAGGCCATAGGATTATTGGGTCGGAAAATTCGGCAGCGGATCGGTCCCCATCTCGCGGCACAGCGCGACGTAGACCGGGAACGACGGGAAGCACTGGCGCTTCTCGATGTTCGCGATGTGCTGGCTAGAGCAGCCAACCTTCTCGGCGAGCACGCGCCTGGATTGCTTTCCATCGCCGGTGCGCCACTTGATGAGCGACGCGGCAAACCGCTTCAGTTGCTCTCGCGCATAGCGGCCGACGGACAGCTTGTGCTCGGTTCGGGGTGTCGAAATTTCAGGCATGTTGGAGCCGAGAGTCCTTGACTTTGGTGTAACGTCAAGCAGTAAATCACGATTATGAGTTCAACCTTTGTCGAGGATTGGTTCTTGAAACCATCAGCTGCTGCAACTGCAAGGTGGTATTCGCGATGCCGGAAACGTGGCTGACGCACTACCGGAAAACGCACGATTATTTTCACTGCCCCGCCGGGCATCGTCAGCATTTCACCGGCGAGACCGAGGAGGAGCGGCTGCGTAAGCAGGTGGCCCGCCTCCAGACCGATCAGGAACACGCCGCCGCGCGCATCGAAGATCTCCGCAAGCAGCGAGACACGGCGAAGCACCAGCGCGACGGCATGAAGGGCGCCTATCGCAAGGTTGCTGTGCGCGTGAAGAACGGCGTGTGCCCGTGCTGCAAGCGCACGTTCTCGTGCCTCGCGGAGCACATGAAGACCAAGCACCCTGATTTCCAAACAACCAGATGACCCTCCCCACCAACGAACGCTGCGCCGAGGTGATCAAGGCGCTCGACGGCGAACCGATGCTCAACAGCTTCGAGGCGTCGTTCGTGAAATCCAATCTGACGCGCACCGAGTTTACGTCGGCACAGAAGAACGTCGTCGCGGAGCTGCTGGAGAAATACGATATTTGAGCGACCCCGCCATACCCTTCGGCTACAGACGACTTGCCCCCCGACGAAATTTGGGAGCGTGACGACGGCATCTGGGATGGGCGCCAGTTCGCCCGCTGCACCGGCCTCAATAAAGAGCGCGCCGTGGTCAGCTTTGGCAATGTCATGATCCGGCGCTGTGAAATCCAGCAACCCGAACTGATCTCCGGCGACCCACTCAACTTCGACTGATGGCATCCGCGCACACACCGCCGATCATCTCGGTCTCTTACAGCTTTGATGATGACCAGCACGTCATCATGGCGACGAGCCACAACCGCTCCGCCGAGGCAGGCGAGCGGATCTTCCGGTCCGAGCCGTGGCCGAATATCAAGTTCAAGCACGCCACCGAGGAAGCGGCCCTGCGCGACGCCGCGATCCTGCGCCAATACCTCGACGAGTGCTACTCGGGCAAGCGCAAGGGCGGCGAGACGAAGATTCGCGGCCGCGGCTGGTGGGAGGACGACAGCGTTCCATCCGGTGAAGACGATTTCTGATCCAGTCATGCTTGGCCTAGAGCACATGCTGAACGAGCTGCAATCGCACCAGCTCACCACCGTCCTTGCCCCCAGCAAGCGCGCGGACCGCCGCGAGTGGGACATGATTCGGGTGAACATGGACATCAATCCCGCCTGGTATCGCCGCTTCTGCGGCCGGCATCCCAGCCAGCGCGGAACCCGGCGCGGGAAATTCGACACTGCGATCCGCCGGGCTCACATCCTCAACGCGCTGGAGAGGATGACAGCCGGCAAGAAGAGTCACAGCCCGTATGCGGATGAGCTGCGCAGGATCGCGGCTCATATTAATCCTTGACCAGTGGCCCGTCTGACGGTTTGTTCCTCAACGCTGCCCATGTCTCCCGCCCCATTAAATCTTTCCGCGCCCGCGTCTCTATCGACCGGGCGTTTCTATTTGGGGATCACGGCGCAAGCCGGAATCCCCCTCGCGCCATCATCGTTCCCAGTGGAGACATTCGGGGCAGCAGCGGTGGTGGCGCGTGTTTATTTTCAGGGAGGCCGGACATGAGCGACGCGGCGCCCATGGACTTCGATGATCCGGTTCAACCGCCGCCTCCGCCCAAGCCGCCGGCACGCCGGCCCATCCAGACCGCAGCCCCAGACCGCAGCCCGCCCCACTCAGCCGAAGCCGAGGAGCACGTCATCGCTTGCTGCTTGCTCGACGGTGAGGAGACCATCGAGCGCTGCCGCAGTCACCGCATATCAGCCGAGTCCTTCTACTTCCCGGCGAACCGCGTCCTCTTCGAGATCATCACCGACCTGCACACGAGCGGAAAGGCGGTCATGCTGGAGACCTTGGCCGAGGAGCTGAAGACCAGACGCCAGCTCGAGGCCGTCGGCGGATTCGCCTATCTGATGCAGGTCACGGGCAAGATCCCGACCACCGCGCACGCCGGCTATTTCATCGAGGCAGTCGCCGAGAAATCGGCCCGCCGCGAGCTGATTAAGTCCGCGACCGGCATCGTCGAGCAGGCTTACGCCGGCACCTCGATTGACGAGCTGCAGTCGCAGGCGTCCAAGCTGGCCGATGTCACGATCCGGTCCCAGTCCACCTCCGAGATCCTAAAGGCCCGCCGCGTGAAGGCCGCCAACCCCCCGGCCGAGCCGGTCTGTCGCCTCTTCCTTGCGGACAAGCCCATCGCCACCCCGGGCAATATCACCACCTTGATCTCGCGCGCGAAGACCGGCAAGACTGCTACCCTTGGCGCCGCCACGGCAGCGATCATCACCGCCTCCACGCAGACCCAGGCGCTCAAGCCGGACAATCTCGGGTTCACCGCCTCCAACCCCAAGGGCAACGCCGTCATCGTCATCGACACCGAGCAGTCACCCTTCGACGCCTACACCTGCTATAAGCGCTCGCTCGAGCGGACCGGGAACAGCGAGGACCCAAAGTGGCTCTATCACTACTCACTGGTCGGCATGTCCCCCGAGCAACTGAAGCAGGCCCTCGACGGCGCGATCCGGAGCGCCCTGAAGGAGTGCAAGGGCATCTTCGCCATCATCCTCGACGGCTGCGCGGACTTCGTAAACAGCGTGAACGATGAGGAGGAGTGCAACACCTTCGTCAACTGGCTGCGCGAGCGCACCGTCGATCACGACTGCCCGGCGATCTGCGTGATCCACTCGAACGAGGGCCTGAAGACGGGCGACGACGGCCGCGGCCACCTCGGAAAGCAGCTCACGCGCAAGGCCGAGTCGAACCTGCTGCTCAAGAAGGAGGGCGAAGTCACCACGATCACTTCCGAGAAGCAGCGCAAGGCCCCGATCACCACGAAGGACGGCATCGCCTTCAAGTGGTCCGACGAGCTCGGCCGCCACATTTCCTGCGAGTCGAGCGAGGTCGACGAGCGCAGCAAGGGGCGTTCGGTCAAGTATACCTTCGATACCTTCGCCCGCATCTTCCCCAAGAAATCCGAGAAGCCCAAGACCCGCCAGGCTCTCTACCGCTTCGCCGCCGAACTGGACTCGATCAGTGAGAGCGCATTCCGCGATGTCCTTGCCCGCGCTGTCGAGTCGGGCGAGCTCGAGCGGATACCGGACGGCGGCGGATATTCCTACCGCCTCACGCTATGAACCCCCAGAAATCCCCCTCCACGATCTGCGCCGGCTGCCAGCGGCCGCTGCCGCCCGCCACGGTCTATTTCTGCCGGACCTGCTGGCCGCTGGTGCCGGCGCCCGACCGTATCGACCTTTACCAGATGCACGCGCGCAAGCAGGACACGACCACGAAGGTCGCCGCCTGCGTGCGCAAGCTCCTCAAGAAGAAATCGGCGCAGGAGTGGGCCGCACCGCGGCCGGGCCCTGCTGAGCCGCCACCGTCTCCGGCAGCTCCGTGATCTCGACGCGGTATTGGGCGCCGCCCTTGAAGCCCGCGATGGTGGCCTCGGTGATCCCGGTGAGGGCGATCTGCGCGCGGCCGGCGCCAGGCACATCGAAGAGGTGATCGTTCGGACCGGCCTTCGCCGGCTTGACCTTGGCGTCGCCGGTGACGCCCTGCAGGGTGAGGGCCCGCTGCGGCGCGCCGCCCTGACCGGCACTCTGGCTGACGTTGGCGGCGAAGGCGACGAAAACGAGGGTCTTGCTCATACCTCGACGCATACACTGGCCCGCGGCGCGGTCAAGCCGTAAGCCTCGGCCCTCAGCTTGGCCGTGGCCGGCGAACACCCGCCAAGCCGGAGGGCAAGACCGCGGTAGCCGGCTGGTTTACCCGCCTCGATCCACGCCTTAACAACCGCCTCGACGTCAACCCCTTTCAGGGCCTCGGAGTGGCGCCCAAGGGTGACGCCGCGGGCCTTGGCCGCCCGGAGCCCCGCCTTGGTCCGCTCAACAATCAGCGAGCGCTCGAACTGGGCGAAGGCCGCCAGCATGTTCTGCATCAAGGTGCCGCACGGGTTCTCGCTCGTGGTATCAATCCCCTGCGAGGTGCAGATGATCCCGGTGCCGTGCTTCTTGAACTCCTCGGCGAGCTGCAGGAAGTTGGCCAGCGAGCGGCCGAGCCGGTCGATTTTGACCGTGACGACGGCGGCGACGCCACCCTGGCGGACCCGGGCCACGAGCAGATCCAGCGCCGGCCGGTTCTTCTTCGTCCCCGAGATGACATCCTCGAACTCGCCGAGGACATTCCACCCGCGCTGCTTGGCCACAGCGCGCAGCTCGATCAGCTGGGCGGCGGTCGACTGGTCATCCGTGGAGACACGACTGTAAGTGACGACGTTCATCAGAATTTCTTGCCGCCGTGCATGAACTCCCGGCCCTCGTTGAACCGGGCTTTCTCGACCAGCGCCGAGGCGACATCGAGCCCGCGCTGGCGCGAGTAATTCATGATCCTGATAATGCAATCAGCCAGCTCGACTTCCTCGCCGAGCCGGATCGGGAGCTTGTCATCCATCAGCCCCTTGCGAAGGGCCTCGTGCCCTTCGGCGAGTTCGCCCACCATGAGCATGAACTGATTCCCGCGCCAATGCAGGTTCTCCGGGTCGGCGCCGTTCGTCCAGCCCTTGTCGACGTGGGTCTTGTAGGTGAGATCCGTCATGGCGGAGAAGCCGTTCAGGAAGGCGCGCTCCTTGGATTCACGCGGGGCGACGCCCCGATGCGCAGCCAGCAGATCAGCGACCAACTCGGGCACCTTGAGCGCGAGCACGTCCTGCTGGACACTGCCGTCATCGCTGGTCTTGGCCTCGACGCCAAACATCTCGCCGATCTTGCACACGATGCCGCGATAGAACGACTCATTGTTCGAGAATTCGGCCGCCGTCTGCATCCACGCGGCGATCCGCTTGGCCGCGGCCTCGGCGAGTGCCGGGTCCATGGTGCGATTCTCCGTCTCCGGATCACACCAGCATTGAGCAGCCAGCTGGCGTGCTTCGGGCATCCACTTTTCGATATTTTGGTTCATAAATTATTCTCCCCGCTCCACCATCATCATTTTCGCCCAATGCCACGCCCACTGCACCATGCGCTGCTTGGGGATCTCAGCGTCATGCTCCTGCTGCGCCTCCAGGTTCAGGTTCACTGGCGATCCGCCGTGCCTGTTGCTGTATTCCAGCGCATAGTTGTGATTGTCGAACCGCATGCTCGACGAGGAGTGCCCCCACTTGTTCTCCGGCCGCGGCGGCATCTTGGGCTCGAACCACGCGGGCGGCGGCATCGGGGCGTGGGCGGCGAAGTAATCTCTGGGTTTCAGGCTCATAAATTACTTGTGCCGTTTTTTGCGGTCCGCTTCCTTCTTGCGCTCGAATAGCCAGCTGTCGACAGCGATCAGCACGAAGACAGTGATCCCGATGACGGCAATCCCGCCATAAACCCAGTAGGCGACGCCGGACTCCCACCACCATTGATGGAGCGGGTTGCGATAGAGGACGGTGGCGATCACTGGTCAGCCCTCCAGTTGGCCCAGCGCCTCACGCTCTTGAACGAGGTGCTGCCGAGCTGGAGCCCGATCTGCTGGGCTTCCTTGGATTCGCAGATGCTGGCGATGTGATCGAGGCGCTGCTGCAGGACGGGGACCTGCTTGGCGATGTCGAAGGTCTCCATGTTCAGCTTGATCACCCGGTCGGTCTGGGCGTGCGCGGCCTGAACGTGCTCGGCGAACTGCGTGGCCTGATCGCGCCAGAACAGGGTGTTGGACTGGGCCCGACGGAGCTGCAGGAGCAGGACGAGGACGGAGAAGAGATAGATGATGGTGATCATAAAAGTCCGAGCATGAAAATGATGAACACAAGAAACGCGACCGCCCCCACCATCTTCTCGTGACCAGCGAGGATCAGCAGGACAGCCGCCAGCACCACCACGGAGTAGAACAGCCACTTGGCGTTGTCGTTGGGCTTGGCGCTCATGGCAGTGTGAGCCCAAAGTTCTTGAGGAAGCGCGCGAGGATCGGGCCGCGCTCGCGCTTCGGCACGCCGGGGTTGATCGTCCGGGTGTCGACGCCGATGCGCTTGTGCGTAAAGGCGTCGAAGATCCAGACCGTGACCTTACGGTAGTGGGCCGAGATGTGATAGCCGTAGAAATACTCGGGCCGGCGCTTGAGCGTGACCTTGGGCCCGCGCTGGCGGCCGGGAACGGCGACGGAGCGGGGTTTCTCTTTTAGGATGACGGTGGGTTTGTGCATAGAAAATCAGGCAGTGGCCCCCTCCCACATGCCGGGAAAGCGGTTGATCCCCTCGGTGGCCGCGGCCAGGGGACGGCCGAAAATATCCTTCATCGCCCTGACGCTGGTGACGGAGACCAGCCGGTTCATTTCATACACAGCCCGGATGATCGGCTCGCCATCGGCGCGGACGGTCACTGTGCTCGAGTAATGATCCCCGCGAATATCAACGGACAGGTTGGTCCTGCCATCCGACCACAGCGGGGTGATGACAGACCGGGCGAGATCATCATCCGCGCACAGGCGGGACAGGACGATGGCTGGATTGAGGTGGCTCACGACTCATCCTCCTTATCCGACGGCAGCACCCGATAGGTCCGCGCGGTGATGCCGTTGAGCCCGAGCTTGCGGATGGACTCGATGAAGCGGCCCCAGTGGGTGCCCTCGCCCTTGCGCTCGGCGATGGCGCAGGCGGAGCGGAGGAGTTCGCGGGCCTCCTGGCCGCCGCGGCGCTCCTCGGCGAGCACGGCGGTCAGCTGCTCGCGAAAGGCAGCCTCATCCGCCACGCCAGCCGGCTCGTGGTCATAAACAAACTGCTGGAGAGGGGTGAGCTTGGCGCCGGAATCGGCGAGTTCGCTGACGTCCTCGAAGGTTGGGAGGTTGATTGGGTCCATGGTGATTTATGATTCGATGGAGCGCTTGACGGCCTCAGCGTGCGAGACGGCGAGCCGCTTGATGTCCGCCAGCTTGCTTTCGAGCCGGTTGATCTCGCGCAGGGCATCCCCGAACAGGATCGCCGCCGCGTGATTGTCGATGACCAGCGGCTTGTGCAGGCCGCGCAGCCGGCCGTCGCGCAGGCCGGGCACGCCGATCACGATGATGTCTGCCGCGGGCCCGACAAGGTTCTCGATGAACTCGCCCGACTCTTGATTGCCGGCGAGCACGAGGCAGCCACGCGAACTCAGGGCGCCATTCAGCATGGCGGTGGTGTGCCCGCACTGGCGGGCGCTCTCGAAGTGGCTGACCAGTTCGAGCAGTTGGGTTTTGATGTGGCTCATAAATTCAGTCCCTCTGGGGGTTGACCTCGGTGCCGCGGGCGACGGGCATGTGGCAGAGCACCGGGCGATTCATCCGCGGGAACAGCATCTCGACCGAGGAGTAGCACCACGCGCAGTCGTTGAGCCACAGCCACAGGTCATCATGCAGGTGGATCAGGCGGGCCCCGTCGAAATCGCGCACGACCGAACCGGGCGGGAGGTTGCCGACGTTCTGCTTGGTGACGATCTGGCCCGGGGCCGTGGCGCCCATTAGGCCGGTGCCGGCGACGAAGGGAGCAGGGCTGGCCGGAGCAGCGCGCAGCCGGAGGAGTTGGGCGGGTTGGATCATTTCAGCTGCAGGTTGGGTTTGATCCGGAGCAGGAGCTGCGGGTTCTCGATGATCTCGCGGAGTTTTTCAGTCAGGCCCTCGATATTGAGCTGGATCACTTCGAGCGCCTTCTCCAGTTCTGGATTCCACTCCATCTCCACGATCTTGTCGCCCTCGACGATCTGGCCCCTGTCGCGGGTGAGGAAGCCGGAGCAGCGGCGATACATCTTCCCCGCGCGCTCAACCACCGCGTAGTTGAAGGACAGGGCGGCCGAGGTTTCCTCGCACCGATAATTGGCAGGAGCCTCCACCCCGATCAGGATGACCTTGCGCCAGTCGAGGGTGGTGAACGACTCGAACTCGGCCTGCACCTTCTGGTAAAGCTCCGCGTAGCTGGGCGCCTCAATCGGGTCGCCCGAGACCTTCTGGAGCATCGCCGAGCTGCGCGCCTTGTCCATCACGGCGATGAACTTCACCTGGCGCCTCTCGGACAGCTCGGGGCTGAACGGATTGCTGGCCGCGCGGTCGATCCTGACAAGATAGACAGCGTGGTGGCGGTCGCCCGCCTTGGCTTCGGAGACCCATTCGGTGCGGAATTCCCATTCGTCGATCCGACGACGGGTTCGATTGCGGTGGCCGCTGCTCATGGGTTCAGTATTTTCTCCAGCTCCTCGATGAGCCAGATGTGTTTGGCGCGAATCTCATCCACCACCGCCTCGGCGCGCTTCGGGGAACGCCAGCCGATCTGGCCCTCGGCGTTCTTCCTGAGCAGAAGCAGTTCGGCGACGATCTCGCGGGAGCGCTTCAGGTCATCGGGCGGCAGTTTCAGCTTGGAAACCACAGCCTGCGTCTGGCCAATGACATGCTCCATGAACTCCCGGGCCAGCTGCTCAGCGCCATCATCCGACGAGGCGCGAATGTCGGACACCAGCTTCCGGCATGAGGCTTGCGCGGTGCCAGGCGTGGTGGGCGTGGGCCACTCCTGACCCGCGATCTCCTTCTTGAGCAGGCGCAGCGCCGAAATTACGCGCAGGTTATGCCGCCCGGCTTGCACGACCCGCTGGGCATGGCCCATCCTGAGCGGGTGGGTGTAGCCTACCTGGCGCTGGGCCTCAGCCTCGGCGGCGTCGAGCTCGGCGTCGGTGATCTTCAGGACGCGCTTGCAGATGGTGTGGAGGTTTTTCATGGGCAGATGTGCTGCGTGTAAGGATTATCCCGGTCCAGTTCCTCGGCGGTGTAGCCGGGTGGGACCTTGGGGCGGGCGGCGATCTGGGCGGCCGCGGCTTTCTTGGCGCGGTTCTTCCACCTGCGCCACAGGCCGTTGTTCTTGAGCCTGTCCTTCACGGGCACGCTCCAATCTTTCCCGAGGCCCAGCTTCAGGCGGCGAAAATCGGCGACCCAGACCGCCTTGGCGCGATCAGCATCGGCCACGAGTTCGGCGAGCGAGGGAGTCTTCTTGGCCGGCGCCCGAACATTAGACATAACGTGATTCGCGGCGTCGACCGGCAGGCCGTTTGGGAACTGGCGGCGGAACTCACTCGGGCACATGGTCGACGGGCCCAGGCTGCGCGGCTTCATGATGAGCGGGCGCCCGGCGAGGGCGGCGGTGACGAGGGGGATCTGGTAGGGTTTGAACATGGGCAGCGCAGTCGAGATAGCCCGTGTGACGGGCCACTGTCAAGCAGTAATCGGTCAGACTTCAACCGAAATTTCTGGAACCGCCTCCAGTCCGCGATTGGTCCGCACGATCTTGGCCTGTTCGATCAGTCTTCCGACGGCCGAGTGAGCGCTGCCGACGGAGATGCCGACCGCCGCGGCGATGGTCCGCACGGAACTCCGGCCGGAACGCACGGCCTTTAGCACAGGCTCATCTTGCGACACCGGCGTCGTCCCCTCCGGCGCAGGCCACAGGTAGATGCGCCCCTCCTTCCGGGTGACAGTCGAGAGCGGCGGCCACTCAGCCGGCGGCTCGATACCCATGCTGATCAATCCGCGGCGCGCGACGACGTTCACCCTGGACAGGGCCGGGGTGACGGCCATGCCGAGATCCTGAGTAAGCCACTCGATAGCGGACGAGCGGGGCACGCAGCAGTTGGAGACCTCGCCGCCGAACACGCAGGCGTCCTTGACCCACGCCACGATCATTTCATCCGTGGCCTTCGAGCGAGCGGGGGCAGCCTTTCCGGCCCACTTGGCGCACGCATCGGTGGCGGCGGTGATCGGGAAGAACGAAGGCGCATCCGGAGCGGCCGCGAGCGGCGTCGACCCATGGCAGCGACCATTTTTCCAGTGACGGCAGAATTGGCAGGTGTTCATTGGGGCCAAGAATTCATGTGTTCAAACGACTGTCAAACCACAAAGTAGGATAATTGGTAGAATATGGTGCGATATGGGTGCGATATAGTTCAAGGTTTTTAGCGTTCAAACATGGAGGAGGTATGCACCGGCCCCCCGTAGGGGGTGGGCCGGCTGCTGCGCAGATACCCCCTCCATCTTTGTTTGAACGGACAGAGGCTATGGAGCGGCCGGAAAAGTTGAACACTTGAGATAGGGGCGTGGCAAGCGAGCCCGAAAAGAGCCTCAAATTCCCGGGATAGGGGCACCCAGACCGTAGGACGGCGATGGGACCCAAACGGCGGGATAGGGGTCAGGGTGGCGACAAGGGCGAGATCGAGGCTCCTGAGGGCATAGGGCGGCCGCTGGCACCGGTTCTTGAGCGCAGGGATCTCCTTCCGACGATTTCATTCCACCTGGCCCGTAGCCGCCGGGAAAGCGGGGATAGGGGTGCCCGGGGTGGCCGCGGTCCTGACGCGCGCGGGCTGGCGCGTCATGCCAGGCGCGGGCCCGTGTTATGCGCTCGAGGCCCCCGGATCAGGGCAAAAACGTCCGTCACTGGCCATGCAAGGCCCCGGACACGTCACTGGCCAGCGCTCAAACGTCCATCTGGGCGGGCTCCGCGGCCGGCTCCGCCTGCTTGGGCTGGCCGTGCCGGGTCCGGAATTCGGCTTTCTCCAGCATCCGGCGCGCCGCATCGCGCAGCGGGGCGGACTCCTGCAGGGCTGCCAGCGGGTCAACCGTGCCGGCGCCTCCGAGGTGCTGATGGATGATACGTTTGACCGGTTCGCCCTCCATGTGGGCGAGGATCAGCGCCAAGGCCTGCACCCGGATTCTAAAGTCCGGCTCCGTTTCAAGATGGCCCTCGCCCTGTCCGGTCTTGCACCAAAACGAACGGGTTGCGGTGAGTCCGCCCTTGGCCGCCTCAACCATGGCCGGCAAAAACGCCGGATCGGCAAGCAGCGCATCCGCTAGTGCCTTGCCAATGCCGGCGCCCGCGGCCGGCGCGAGTGTTAAAGTGTCATTCATGCGATGCGCGAGCGCGCGCGCGAGTTGCCCCCTGTTTAGTCGATTAAGTCAACGCTTAATCAATTATGTCCATTGTTCATTATGTCTAATGTTCCAGCACGCGCCGCTTTCTCTCTTTTCGCTCCAAAACTATTTTCCTTCCATCCCATTAACTGCCAAGCAGTAACCAAAGCCGTTTTTCTCTGTGCTCGTGTTTCACTGTGGGGCAGTTAGGTCTGATCCCATGAATTCACCCTACAAAAACGCCGGCCCCGGCTGGCAGTCTGTCGCCCCGGACATCCTCCCGCCCTACCTGATCCAAGCCGAGGCCGAGGCCGCCGCCCACAATCGCAAAGTTGACAGCGTGCGCGCCGCGCTCCGCAAAGCCTGCGACAAGGCCAACGAGTCAAAAGACCTTTATGAAGTCGGCGCGGCCGTTCGCGAGTGCGAAGTCCTGCGCGCTGAACTGGCCAGCCTTCACGCCTCCGCCTAATGCCCTCCGCCCTCCGCGTCCTAGTCTGTTGCGAGTTCTCCGGCATCGTCCGCGAGGCCTTCAACCGCTTGGGCCATCGGGCGACCTCGTGCGACCTGTTGCCGTCTGAAATCCCCGGCCGTCACTTTGAATGGGATGCGCTGGAAATGCTCGCTATGGGCGAATGGGATTTAGTAATCGCGCACCCGCCGTGCACGTATTTGACGAACAGCGGGGTGCGCTGGCTCTATGGCAAGCGCGGCGGCTCGACTGTTCGCGATGCCGCCCGGTGGGCCGACATGCGCGAGGGTGCGGCTTTCTTCTGCTCCTTCTTCACTGAATACGCCGGCCCGCTCTGCGTTGAAAACCCCGTGATGCACGGGCACGCGCTGGCGGAGCTGGCGGCGCGCGGGGTGGGCAATTTCTCGCAGTCTGTGCAGCCGTATCAATTCGGCCACCTCGAGACTAAGCGAACCTGCCTTTGGCTGCGGGACCTGCCTTTGCTCCGCGGCACTGATGACGTAGAGGCCGCCATGCGGCGCCTCCCCAAGTCAGAGACCAACCGCGTGCACCTTGCCAGCCCGGGCCCGGATCGTTGGGCCATGCGCTCGCGCACCTACCCGGGAATTGCGGCCGCCATGGCTGCCCAGTGGGGCGGCCGCGTCTCCTCCGTCTCTGTATCCTTTGCCGGTGCTAACTCCGCCGCACGCCTCCGGGCCAACGCCTGCAGCTCTAGCACTGGCAAACCTCTTTAATCCCATGAATACAACCAAACGAAATGACACGGCGCCCGCTAAGGTGGGCCCTTGGACCGCGGCCGAAAACGCCGCCATTGTTACCGCCTACCTGCAAATGCTGGGCCACCAGAACGCCGGCACGGCCTACAGCAAGGCGGCCACGCGCCGCGCGCTGATCGGTTCCTCTGAGGCCCCGGGCCCCTTGGCCTTCCGGTCTCACGCGTCCATTGAATGCAAGTTTATGAATGTTTCCGGGTGCATGATGGCCCTCGGCCGGCATCTGGTCAAAGGCTACGCGCCGCTCATGGGTTATCAGGCGGCACTCATGGCGGAGACCTGCAAGCAGCTGGGGATTTCTGAGACCAAGGGGAGCGCCTGAGCCATGGCCTCTCCACTCAACCACGCCGCCTGCAATGCTCTCCGGATCGCCGGGGAGCTATACCCGCCGGCCGGGTTCGAGTCCATCCTGTGCGAGCCGTCCGCGCCTATGTTCTGCAAGGTCGTGCAGGCGGCCGCGGTGCTCGCGCATCTCGAAAGCACCCTGCCCGGGTTCGCTTGGAATGAGACCACGCGCACCGACTGGGAAACCGTTTGCGCGTCCATCGCGCGGACCATTCAAGCCGGCCGGCATCCGGGCCGCGCCTTCATCCTTCGCGCCATTGGGCACAAGAAGCCCGCCAAGGTATAACCCTGATCCTATGAAACCCACCCCCGCACAAGAAGCCCGGCCTAGTGCCGGCCCGACCCTGGCCCCCGCCAAACCGCCCGCAGCCGGTCAAGCTGCGCACACGCCGATGCCCTGGCATGTAGTAAACGGGAACGAGATCATTTCTAAAGAGGGATGGGCCGTTGCCGATGCATTCCCAACAGAAAAGAGGGTTCAGCCCGAAATAACGGCAGAGCAAGACGCCGCCTTTATCGTCCGCGCCTGCAACAGCCATGCGGGGCTCCGTGGCCTTGCCGTCCTGTGCAACGCCTATCTTGAGCCCATCGCTGACCAGCTGGAAATCTGCCACAAGCAGCCGCACGAGGCAAAGGCGCTTCGTCAGTTGCTCGACATGGCGCGCAAGGAATTAGCCGCCCTGCAATCCGCCAAGGCCTGACCCATGCCCGCCCGCCTTAAAGACCTCTGCGCGCTGGGCCTGATCCTGGCCGCGCTTTCCCTTCCCTTTGTCGCCTGCTTCGCCTTTGGCGCGCTGGCGGCCGTGCTCTTTTAATCCTATGAATACCGCAACCGCACCCGCTATTGATCCCCGCAACCCGCCCGCCGTTTATGAATGGACGGGCCCCACCGGCGTAAAGTTCCGCGAGGTGCGGAGCTCCGCCGGCACCTACTACCGCGACACGACGCCGGCCGCCGTGGTCTCCGCTCTTGACGAGGCAATCCGGACCGGCGCCCGGGTGCGCCTTTGGCTGGGGGATGTCGTCACCGGCCGCGCGTGGCTCGAGGAATGGGATGTATGCGGCACGGTGGGCCGCTCCATGGGCCCGATTAAGGCGCCGCTCCTGATTCCAAACAGTCAGAGTATGGGCGGCGCCATTATTTCGGCGGATTCCATCGTCCGCCTGTTGGTCGGTGGGGCCGAGGCCTACAAGCACCCGCAGTTTTCCAGCCCCGTTTTTGCCGTGTCCATGGCGCCGGCGCATGTCATGCCGGAAAAGGGCCTGCCCGTGGCTGTGCTGGCTGGCGGCGAGGTGCACGCGCGGTTTAAGAATTCGGCCGCGGCCGCGCGGTGGGTTGCCTTCATGGAAGGCCGGAGGATGACCAAATGACGCGCGCCATTCAATTACCCAACGGCCGCGCCGTGACCCTGCGCGCCTATGTGGCCGCCTGGCGCGCGTTGCGCCTGATGCACCCGAAAGCCCGCTTGACCGGATGGAGTCACTTTACGGCTACGGCCGCGGACATCCTGCGCGCCATGTCCTACGGGGTGCACGACAGGATTAACCGCCATTTGACCCACTACGGCCGCGGCCGCAAGTGGTCGGAGAGCTGGCAGAATCACGCGCGGCACTGCGCTAATGCGGTAAACTCCCGCGTGATTGTCCGCCCCTCGACTGTGCCGGCGGAGTTCCGCGGGCGCTTGGCGGCAAGGCTCTGGGATGAGGCCGCCGCATGAAGCGCCCTTCCACAGTTCCGGACGTTGACACTTTCGGCCGCCGCCTGCCGTTGGATCGGAAGGACGAGGACCGCAAGCGCGCTCAGTCCCTGAAATATCTTAACCGCCGATACGGCCGCCCGGCCGCATTCGGTGAAACCAAAAACCGCCCATTGGGCACCCGCTAAAATGAAAACTGTTCAACCTGTTACCCCTGAATCCGCCGGCCTTACCCTGGCCGTTATCTCTGGCCCTCGTGGTGAAGTTCAAGCCCCGGACTCCTCCACCCCCGCGAACTACTTAGATAGCGCACCCAAGCCCGCCGGCTGGCCCTGCATTGCGTATACTGTCGAGCTGAAGGACGCGCGCGGCCGCGTTATCTGGTCCGGGCCCTATCGGCTGGGGGTGGGGCATGTGAAGCCGCTTCCGTATAGCGAGCTGAAGCCGCTTGTTCACGCGTTCCGGTCTAAGGTTCGCATGACCGCGGACGAAGAAAACTGTTCACACCATTGGAGCAAGGGCGCCCGCTTTAACTCCAAAGACCCGCGCACCGCTCAACTCTGGGCCGAAACTGCCGCCAAGCTGGCCGATATTCACGGAATCGCCCCAAAGCTCAACGACGTTTGCCACTCCCTGCTTATGGACGGCGCCGCTTTCTTTGACGGCAAGCGGTTCGAGGAGTGGGCCGGGGACTACGGATATAGCGCCGACAGTATCAAAGCTAAAGAAACCTTTGAAGCGTGCGACAGGATCGGCCGCGACCTTTCCCGCGCCCTGTCGCGCGATGAACTGGCCGGGCTGCGGGAGTGGGCGGGCAATTACTGACCTTTAACCAATGAAAAACCCATATACAGAACTTGCGGAGGCGGTTCGCGCCTCCATTTCCCGCAACGGGGAGTTTAACAATTACACGGCGACCCACTCCGCGCGAGATATTCGCCGGCTGGCCGTTGCCGCTCTCCGCAAAAAGCCTGACGCTTTCTTGGCGGCCGAAATGCGCGCCAGCATTACCGACCTGAAGCGCGCCGCCGCATCTGACATGCTAGACCCTCAGCGCGTTTGCGCGGATGTCGCCGCGTGCATGGGCGAGAAACTGAAAGCCCGTTGATCCTTTAACCCGTATAAAAAATGAAAACCGTATTCAGATCCGCAGAAATCGCCCACATCTGGGCCAATCGCGGCGCGCCCTATGGCCGCTCGCCTGGCAACCTGTCGTTTGACGGGGATTCAATCAAAAGTTATGCAACGGTCATCGGCCGCCGCATCACCGCGCGCGGGAAAACCGCCTACGTCCTAGACCGGGCTTCATTCAGCAACAGCACGAGCAAGAGCCAAAGCCGCGTTTGGCGGGCCATCCCCGACACTGAAAAAACCTTCATGGTCCGGATCGGCAAGCGCGGCCAGTCCCTGCACTTCACCCCGGCGGAGCTCGCCGCGCATTATGAGGCGCGCGCCGAGGAACTGGCGGAGGAACTGCCGTCCCGTTATGCCCGTATTCGGGCGGAGCAATGGCAGGCCGTTACCGCGGAGCTGGAAAAGGCCGCGGATGCGTTGGCCTACTTCGGGCTTGGCGTTGCCCGGCTTCAAAAGAAGATTGCCGCGCGCAAGGCCGGGGATGCGACGGCGGCGGAGACTCTTCGCCTGGCCGGCATTAAGTGGAAGGCGGCTCAGGCAGCCAAAGCGGCGCGCGAACTGAAAGACCGCACCGCGCGCAATATCGCGGAGGCGGAGAAATACATTGCCGGCGGCATTGATCCGCTCCGGTGGGTTGACCTGGGCGGCAAGCAGGCCGCGCTCGAAACCCTCCCGCCTGACTTGCGCGCCCGCTTTGTGGCCGCGGTTGAGGCCGGAAACAGCCGGCTGTGCGATGAGTGGCGCAACGGTGTTGCCGTTTCTTTGCCCCATGACGCGCCGACTATGTTGCGCGTTGAGGGCGGCCAAGATGACCGCGGGGCCATCATTCAGGAAATGGTCACAAGCAAAGGCGCCCGCGTGCCCCTCGAGGATGCCAAGCGCACTTACCGCTTTGCCATGCTCGCGAGGGCGAAGGGCTGGCACAAGAACGGCGAGACCCACAAAATAGGCGCCTATCAGTTGGACGCCGTGAACGACGCCGGGGTTGTGGCCGGCTGCCACCGCGTCACCTGGGCTGAGATTGAGCGGTTTGCGGCAAGCCAAGGGTGGGAAGGGGGTGCGAAGTGAAAGGCCGCTTTACTCTGTCTCTTTACCTGTGCGACATGGGGAGCTTTAAGCAACCCGGTTGCGCGGACTGGCCGGATGCCCTTTGGCATGTCAACTCCGCCCGCCAGCATGACGGCCTCCCGCCGATTGACTTGGACCGCCTGCAAAGTCTCAGCCGCACGCGCAAGGGGTCAACGGAATGGGCCACCGCAACACCGGAGAACTGACCTGATCCGTGCCCCGTGACAGGGGGCACCATTCAGCACAGACAAAAATCAACCCGCATTAATCCCATGACGCTATATCAGACATTCCTTCGCTCCGCCCGTTCCTTTGAGGAGTTGGCCAGCGCGGAGAAGATCGTTCAAGAAACCGGCCTGACGCACGAGGAAGCGCGCCAAGCCTGCCGCGAATTCAACAGCAACCGCACGGCCGCCCAGATTGAGGCCGGCACTAAAATGGAGTTTACCGAGGAATGAAAACCCACCCCATGACCGCGCCGAAACATACGCCGGGGCCGTGGCCGCTTACTATGCAGCCCGGTCATTTCGGCCCGAACTCAAAGCAATTTCATGTGCATTGCTCGTCTGATCGTGGCGCAAATATGGGCAACACCTTTGCGATTGTTTCGCTAGGTGGCCCCGGCGCCACTTCTAGCACAAAAGAATACGTTGAAGCCAACGCCCGCCTGATCGCCGCCGCGCCGGAATTGCTGGAGGCGTTGCGGGCTGTGCTTGACCCGCGCAACAGTCATTTCTATCGGGCCGGCGGATACAACGCAGGAGAAGCGCGGGTGAACGCGGCCGCGCTTAACAAGGTCCGCGCCGCCATCGCCAAAGCGGAGGCCGGCGCATGAGAACTCCATTTGACGGGGTTTCCCGTGATGCGGTTAGCCGTGATGCCGCCCTGGCGACATCCGGCGGCGCGCATTATGTGAACCCGGTCAAACTCACCGCCCCCCATTGGGAAAACCAGCCGCCCGTTCGCAAGCCGGCCTTGAAGGGCCCAAACATCCTCGACTTGACCGGCATTCAATTCGGCCGCTTCACCGTCATAGGCATGTCGGTTGACGCGGTGAAGCGCTGGGTTTGCCGTTGCACCTGCGGGGACTTTGAAGTCCGCACCGCCCGCGCCATCCGCAACCCTCAGAATTTCGGGGATCGTTGCCACAAATGCCGCAACGTGGCCTTTGAAAAGAAGGCTTACATACTCGACAAGACCGGCCGCGAGGAGGATGCGCGCAAGCTATGAAGCGTTATCAGATACTCCTCTTCCTGCTCTCCCTCGCGGTTTCCTTCGCCTGGCTCTACCGCTGTTTCTACCTCCCCCTCTGAGCACCAGAAGGGGCGCAAACCCAAACCAAAAACATGAAATGAACCGGCGGCGCGTCGATCCTCGGAACCTTTGACCGGCGCGCTGCCCTTTTTCCAATATGAAAACAAAACACACTCCCGGCCCTTGGCTCGCCTCTGGCAAAGGCGGCACGCATGACGGCGGATCTTCCAAGCAGCATCCCTGCTTTCGTGGCAGCATAGATGCTGGCCTTTCTGACATCGTTCAATTCGGCTGCTTCCTCGGCGTTCAGGGCCGCACACCGAAAGAGGCCGAAGCGAATGCGCGGCTTATTGCCGCGGCCCCGGAACTGCTGGAGGCCCTCAGACTGCACCTCGAATTCCTGAAAAGCCTTCCCCGTGGTTGGCTTGGCAAAACATCCGGCGATGTTGGCGCGCTGAATGACGCCTACCTCGCCGGCAATCGGGCGCTGGCAAAGGTCGAGGGCAAACAATGACCCCCTACACCATCACCCTCTCCCCGGTCTCGACGAACGAGCACCTGGTTGCGTTCACGCCGGCCGCCACCATCGAGGACATCAAGCGCGGCCGCGAACTCGCGAACTCCCTGCGCGGCCGCTATTCAATCCGGCTGCGCGGGCATCTGCTCACGCCGGCCCGCATGGAACGCTGGCGCCTGCTCTTTGACGCCGGATGGACGGCTGAGCCGACCTATCACTACAATGTCCGCGCTTGGACCTACACACTGGGAAGCAGGCGCAATGTCAGCCTAAAGAATGCCATGGTCTCAACCCACAAACAGAAACCCCTCGAAGTATGACCACTATGATAACGCAAGAATCCAAAACCCGCGTGCCGCATCACCCGGGCCGTTACCCTGTCAGCACGCAGGACGAAGCTATTTGGCGGGCTAGACGTAGACGCGACAGAAGTCTGCGGGTCCTGTTCCTCCTCGCGTGGATTTCAGTTGTCGCGCTCCTCGTCACCGCCTACATATTGGAGGCGTCAACATGAGCTTTCGATTTCCCTATCGAGCCCGCATCATGGGGCAGCTCACCGTGGCCGGCGTGATCCACAGCCCGGTTGAACTGTTCCGCGCGAAGCGCACCATTCAGCGCTCCGACTTCCTGTTCTGGACCGCCGGCCTGACCTCGCTGAACGGTTGGAAGTGCTGGATCGAGCACCTGACCCCGGAGAAGTGGCTGTTGGGTGGGCGGCGCAATATCTGCGCACCATCAGGAAGCCACCGAGACGTCATCAAGCTGAGTCCGGAGGAAACGCAGCGCCTGGAGTCCGACGGCTTGAAGCCGGAATACAAGGCCACGCCATGAAGGAACTGAGGCTGCCTTCCTTCTGGCGGGGAATGTCATTTACAAACAAGGCGGGATATTTGTGTGCAACACATCAGGCTAAGGATTACTCCGAGGCCTGTGCGATCCTGCGCGAGATGCGCGGGCCAAGAAAGCCGGCGCCGGCACCCCGTCAGAAGGCCAAGCCGACGCCGCTGGCGTGGTATCAGAAAGACTAGATTACTGCTTGACGGTGGCCCGTCATGCGAATAGCACACTGACCAATGTATCTTGTAGCCGACACCGAGAGCACGGGCTTTTTCAAAGAAAATCACCCTCCGGGCTCCCCTGTTCAGCCGCATATCGTCCAGCTCGGCGCTGAACTATGCGATGCTGACGGCCGCGTCGTCGCTGCGATCAACCTGCTCGTGAAACCGCAGAACTGGGGCATCCCAAGGGAAGCCGAGGAGGTTCACGGCATCAGCACCGCGATGTGCGAGGAGTATGGCCTGCCCATCAAGACCGTGGTCGGCATGTTCGGCACGCTGGTCCGCCGCGCCAAGCTGGTCGTCTGTCATCGCCGCGTCTTTGATCACGGGCTAATCTGGACCGAGATCATCCGTGCCGAGGATGCCAACACCCTTGCCGCTTATCTCGCGCTGCCCGGCTTCTGCACGATGGAGAGCAACATCAAGCTCATGAACCTTCCGCCGACTGAGAAGATGCTGCGCGCCGGGTTCAACAAGCCGAAGACCCCGAACCTGCAGGAAGCGCATGAGTTCTACCTGGGGACCAAGTTCGATGACGCACACGATGCTTTCGCCGACGTTCAGGCCACGCGCCGCGTGTTCTTCGCCATGAAGAAGCTCGGGCATGTGCCGGATCTCGTTCAACCCAACCCGGAGCCGGCCGCGGCCGCGGCCTCTGAACCCATGGAGGTATGAACAACTGAATTTCCCCGGCAGGGGAGACGCCTAATTATCGTGCTGTGCGGGGCGTCGTTATAGAAGCACGAGAGGTGACGGTGACTCGCAATAATCGTCTAGGTCCGCAGCATTCTCACTACGGGAAGCGGAGTGCCGAAAATCGAAGTGACGGCCGTTCAGCCGAAAGCGGGGGTAAGCCACGCAGAACTGCATTTCAACCCAACCAATATATGTCCAACTCAGAACTCGCTACCGCGCCGGTCACTCCCGGCTTTCACAAGGCCACGTCCCAGCTCTCCGAATTCCTCGGCATCGAGCCGCGCATGATGGTCGACACGCTCAAGAAGCAGTGTTTCCCGAACATGCAGGCCGATCAGGTTTCGGACGCGCAGCTCGCCGCCTTCATCTCCGTCGCGAACGCGCTGGAGCTGAACCCGATGGTCCCGGGCATGCTCTACGCCTACCCGGGCAAGAACGGCGCCATGGTCCCGGTCACGGGGCCCGATGGTGTCTTCAAGATGCTCGATGAGCGCATCAGCAAGGGCATCATCGACGGCTACGAGTGCACGGTGTTCCCTGAGGACCCCGCCCAGAAGCCGACGCACGCCATCGCGATCATCTATCGCAAGGGCAGCGACCATCCCTCGAAGTTCACCGCCTATTTCGGGGAGTGGGTCGTCCAGAGCAACCCCAACTGGGCCAGCCGCCCCCGCCACATGATCTGGCTCCGCGCGCTCAAGCAGTGTGCCCGTCAGGTGATCCACGGTATCCCGTTCGACGAGGACGAGGTGGTCATGGGCGACCTGAAGGATGTCACGCCCGGCGCCGCCCCTGAGCGCCCCGAGCCCCCGAAGCCCTCAACCAAGGGCTCGCGCGCCGTGAAGGAGAACAAGGTTGCCGATGCCAAGGACGGCGCCATCGACGTCGCGACGACGCCCGTTACCACGCCGGCCGCGGCCCCCGCCGAAGCGCCGAAGGCCGCCCAGGAGACGCCCCCGCCGCCGGCTCCGCTGGCTTCCGAGGCCCCTGCTGCGGCGGCTCCCGCCGAGCCCAAGAACGTCACCCCGCCGAAGGCTGCGCCGGCTCAACCCAAGAGTGCCAAGGCCGTCCAGCGCTCCTCCCTGCAGGACAAGGAAGTCGTCACCGTCACGGTCTCGGTCAGCGAGTTCAAGACCCTCGCCATCACCAAGGACCAGAAGGTCAACCACTCCGTCACCGCCATGGTAAGCGGCCCGGAGTTCAAAGGCAGCGTCTTCCACCTCGGCGGCTCCACACTGGTCGGCGAGGATAAGCGCGAGGCGCTGCCCGAGTGGCAGCTGGACAAGCCCGTGCTGCTCACGCTGCGCGGCGAGTTCAGCGCCAAGCAGAACCGCGTCGTGACGTGGGTCGACAAGATCGAGCTGCCCGGAGCGTCTGCTGCGTCCCAGCAGGCGGCCGTGGATGTCTGAGACGCAACCTGTCGAGCTGGTGGTGGTCAGTGAACTGCCACCGGCTCCCCTTATCCTCGCCTCCACGGGCTTCCTCCGGACGCTCGCGGAGGTCGAGCAGCAGGCTCGCTCCCTCGAGATCACCGACGCCGCCTCGGCCCAGCTGGCTGCCTCGCTGCAGATCCGGCTGACCGAGGCCGGCACGCAGCTGGAAAAGCAGCGCAAGGCCCTGAAAGCGCCGTTCATCGAGATCAATCGCCGGATCGACGAGGCGGCTCGCGCGCCGGCCGAGCGGGTCGACGTCGCCAAGAACCTGCTGAAGCACGCGCTGACCCGGTTTGACACTGAGCAGCGCCGGCTTGCGGCTGAGCGCGAACAGGCCCGGTTGGCTGAGATCGCGCGCCTGGAGAAGATCAGACAGGCCGAGATCGACTCCGAGAACAAGCGCAAGGCGGAGCTGGACCGGATCGCCAAGGAAGCGGCTGACAAGGCTGCGGCGGCGCCGACTGCGCCGCCGATGGACTTCGATGAAGAGGTCTCGTTCGATGAGGAACCGCCGGCGCCTGTTCCGGTGGCTGAGAAGACGGCCGCGCAGGTGGCGCTAGAGAACATTCAACACGCGCCGGCCGCCCCGGTGGCCCGCCCTTCCGGTATCACCTTCAAGGTGACGCTCGTTCCCGTCGTCGTCGATGTCATGAAGCTACCCGAGCCATTCATTGAGCGCACGGCCAAGACCAAGGCTATCATCGCCACCTACTGCAGCGGCTGGCGCGAGGGAAACCCGATCCCCGAGTGCCCTGGCGTTCGGTTTGAGGTCAAGCGCGATGCGGTGAGCACGGGGAGGAATACGTTTTGATCCCATGAATACACCCACACAGACGGGGGGCGAATCGGCCACTCCGAGGACGGATGAAATCAGCGAGCTGCGGGCCATATTCCCGCTTATTCTCAAGGCCCTAGACAATGGGAGCGCCTGTGTTCCCGATGGCAGTATCGACTTTCTCAAGTGCATCCCCGAGGAAGTGTCTCTGACAGTAGCCCGCTATCGCCGCGAAACCGCCACCCTGCACGCCCAGATCGCCCGCCTGAAGCCGCGGGAGGGGGAGTTGGAAATGCTATTAGCTGGAGGCGCTGGGCGAATCGCCCGCGAGCGTCACCGCCATGTCACGCAGGAGGGATATGACGCCGCACACGACGACGAACACACCTACGGGACTATTCGCGTAGTCGCCGCGATGCTGGCCTGCCAAGGCACGGACGCCTCAGTTAGTGACCCACTCGACCGCGACGACTGGAATCTTGGCAGGCACCCACTGGAACGCCGCCTTGAAATCGCCGGCGCGCTTCTTGCTGCGGAACTGGACCGACTGGAACGCGACTCCGCCCGCGCCACGCAATGATCACCATCCGCTGCAGTGAACTCGACCGCGTGCTGCTGTGTCCCGGCAGCCTGACGTTGTGCGGCATGGTTGACCCGCGCAAGGGCGACGAGGGCACCGAGGGCACGACGCTGCATTGGATGGCACACAGCCGCATGGTCGAAGAACTGGGCGCCACGGGGGACCCTGGCCCGGCCTGTGACACCTCCGGCACCGACTTCTCGAAGTGGATTCCCGAGTTCTATTTCCGGACCGTGCGCGACACCGTGCCGACCGACTGGTCGCTGCAGGTTGAGACCGCGCTGGCCTACGAATACGACACGACGGAGCCGGTGCCTTACACCACGATCACATGGGTCGATGGCAAGCCGGTGATTGATCGGAAGACCGTCAACAGCTTTATCCTCTCCGGCCACATCGACGCGCTCGCGATGAGCGCGGATGGCACCGAGGCCATCATCTTCGATCTCAAGACCGGCTACGATCCGGTGGATTCGGCCGACTGCAACGAGCAGGTGTTCGGCTATGCCTGCCTCCTGCTGCGCGCCTATCCGGACCTGCAGAAGATCACCGCCTACATCGTCCAGCCGCGCAATGACGAGGACGAGGGCTTCATGCGGATCTCGGAGCCGATGATCCTCGAGGGCTCCACGCTGGCTGCCTCACTTTACACCATGGAGTCGCGTATCACCGCCTCGCTCAAGAATGCGATGGAGGTCAACAGCGGCCCGAAACAATGCCTGTGGTGCGCGGCCGCGATGCAGTGTCCGGCGGCCATCGCCGAAAGGGAACTTATGAAAATCAAACTGACGGATGAAAACCTGGCTGCCATCAAGGCGAAGCCGGATGACGCCACGCTGGCCGACTGGGTGATCGCCGGCCGCGTCCTGAGCCGGCCGCTGGAGGACGCCAAGGACATCGCCAAGGACCGGATCGAGGTCGCGGGCTCGATCACCTCGCGAGATGGCGTGGTCATCACCTCGAAGACCGGGCCCGGAAGCTACAGCTGGCCTGATCCGCTTGGGGTCATCACCGAGATCCGGCGCCTGTTGCCGGCCGACAAGGACTTCGCCCGTGTCGTCAAGCCCTCGGTCAGCAAGCTGATCGACGTCATCGCCGAGGTGGAGAACATCAAGAAGACGTCCAAGGTCGGTAACTCCGCCACCGCCATCGTCAACGGTCACATCAAGCCGCTCGGCGTGCAGGGCGAGCGGGTCACGCTGCAGTTTTCATCCTAAATGAACCCACCAACCAAAGCCTTTCTGGCGGCCAGCCAGAACCTCAAGAAAGCAATCGCGGCTGTTTTCAGCACGCTCGCCGATAACAAGCGCTTCGTCGCCGCCGTCGCCGGCGACGCCAAGCAATACCATGTCCAGAGCGTCCTCCGGGCGCTGTCGTTCGACAGCATCCGGATCAGCGCCGGGGACTCTTCATTCCGCCTCACGCTTAACACCTATCGTGGCCGGGGCAGGGCTGCGAGAAGGGATGTCTACGAGATCCCGCTGTCCATCGTCTCTGATCCCTCCGCGCGTGGCAAGTGGGTTGAAAAATACTGCGCCGACGAGGAGGCTGAATCCATCCAGAACGACGTCTGGGAGGAAGTTCGCTCGCGCCGCCACGTCAAGCGCCTGAGCCGCATGTCCCTCGACCGTCGTAACGCCATCCACCAAGCCGCCAACAACCAACTTAAAAAGTGAAAAACGAAGAACCCAAGAAACTGCGCCGCGCCCGCGGTCGCCTCGCCCAAATGAACAAGCGCACGCGCCTGACCCGGCGCCATCTCGGCCAGTGGCGCACGCCCGGCCCGATGATTCGCCAGGTGGGCTCGAACTTCGCGATCCCGCAGTGGACGTTCGGCTCAGCATGAGCGACAAACTCACAGATCGCGCCCTCCACAAGATCATGGTCGAGCAGGGCCACACCCCGACATTCGTCCCCAAGAAGGAGCGCAAGAAGCGGGACGACGAGGAATCGCGCAACCAGCGCGAGCTGATTAAGTGGTGGCACGTCGCCTGCCGCGGCTTTGGCGTGCCAGAGATCCTGCTGTTCAGCATCCCGAACGGGGGCGGCCGCAGCGGGCCCATCATTGGCTCGATCCTGAAGGCCGAGGGACTAAGGAAGGGGGCGCCAGATCTGATGCTCGCGAAAAGCAAGGAGGTTTACGAGAAGCACCCGGAGCGCGGGCACAAGATACACGCCTTCACTTGGAACGGCCTCTTCATCGAAATGAAGACCCCCACCGGCCACATCCTCCCCGAGCAAGAGGTCTTTCACAAACTACTCCGCGAGCACGGCTATCAGGTTGAAGTCTGCCGCGGCTGGCAGGAAGCTCGGGATGTCATCACAAAGTATCTCACTTAATCATGTCCGAAAAACTCACACCAAAATTCACCCCCTTCACTGCGGCCGATGTCGTCGACCGCGACGGCGTTGCCGGCTGGGCATCTCGCGTCAAGTTCGCCAGCCCCCGGCAGGTCCGGGTGGGTTCCGACTATTCCATCGAGGCGAGGCTGAACCTTAACGACCAGTGGCAGCCGATCATGCTGCCCAACGGCGGCACGCAGTTCGAGAGCTTGAACGAGGCGGCCAAGGTGCTGCGCATGATCCAAGGGACGGACCCGATTCCGAATGTTGTCACCCCGCCCCAGTGAGCGAAGCCGATGCCATCAACTTCGACGAGGAGGCTCCCGTCATGCCGTTCCGCCTGCGCGGCCGGCAGCCGGTCTGGGTGGGCGACACAGAGAAGCTGCGTGCCTCGGGGGTGACACGACTGCTTGGTGATGCGCCAGGCGGCGTCGGCAAGACCACGGTCGCCAGCGCTCTCGCATGGAACGAGTGGTCCCTGCGCGGCAAGCGCACGCTGGTCCTCGAGAACCGCGACAAGCTGGTCAAGCAGGCAGCCGACCGGCTCGCCAAGGAGACCGGGCTGGACGTCGAGATCGAGCAGGCGGACCTGCGCGCATCCCCGCACGCCCCGATTGTCGTCGCCTCGATCCAGACCATCGGCCGCATCGGGCGCCTGACCAGCTTCTCGCCGGATCACTTCGGGCTGATCATCCCCGACGAGGCTCACCATGCTCTAGCGCCTCAGTATTTCAGGACGCTGAACTATTTCCACTACGGCGCCGCCTCGCTCGAAGAGGGGTGGGAGAAACCCGAAGACGGAACCTACGAGGTGATGGCCCACATCGTCGGCCTGACGGCCACCCCGGACATCGGGAAGAAAAAGAACCTTGGCCAGCTTTTCCAGCAGACTGCCTTTCGCTACTCCTACCTCGAAGCGGTCGAGGATGGCTGGCTAGTCCCGCCGGTCGCCGAGCGCCGGCCGCTGCCGACCAACCTGAAGGGCCTGAAGACCGGCCGCACGCCGAACGGATCTGACTTCAAGCCGGAGGAGGTGAGCGAACGCCTGATTCCAATCGTCGGCGAGCTGGCCAAGCAGGTCTTCGACTTCGCGCCACTGCGCAAGACTATCGCCTTCGTCCCCTCGGTCGAGTGCGCCCGGCTGCTGGCCGACGCGCTGCGCAATCTCGGGTTCTATGCGATCTTCGTCTCCGGCGAATGCCTCGACGTCGACGAAAAGACGGCGGACTTTGCGGCCGCGGGGCCCGGGACGGTGCTGTGCAACTGCGCCCTCTACGTCGAGGGTGCGGATTTTCCGGACGTCGACTGCGTAGCGTGGTTCCGGCCCACCGTGAGCCGCGCCTTCTTTATCCAGGGTGTCTACCGCGGGACCCGCGTGCTCCCCGGGCTGGTCAGCGACGACATGGACGCGGACGAGCGCAAGCGTGCCATCGCCAACTCCCCGAAGCCAAACGTCCTGATCATCGACCCGCTGTGGGTCACGGATGACATCAGCCTGTGCTCGGTCCACGATCTCGTCACCGACAAGCCCGAGGTGAAGGCGAAGATGATGGAGTTCGACGCCGGCATGGATCTGATCGAGGCGCAGGAAAAGGCCGGCCGGGACTGGGAAGCCGCGCTCAAGAAGGCAGCCAAGAAGCACGCCAAGAAACAGGCCCAGCGCATTGACCCCCTGAAGTGGGCCCTGACCATCGGCGAGGACAAGATCGCGGCCTACAAGCCCGAGACTGAGGCGGATATGCGGCCGCTGTCGGTCGGCCAGCAGGAATATCTGGACCGGAATCACATCGACCGCACGGCCATCACCTCATTCGGCCTGGCCCAGAAGATCATCGGCATCCATGTCAGCCGGTTCAAGCTGGGCCGCGCGACCATGGGCCAGCTGCAGTTCCTCGACCAGATCGGCCTTGGTCACATGGTCACGCCGGTCCTGTCGGCCGCGGACGCCAGCCACCTGATCGACGGGTTCAAGGCGGAGCGGGCGGGGCGCTGATCACCAGCTCTGCGCCGCCACCACGATCACCACGAGGATCACCGCGGCGACGAGGATCTTGCCGGTGGCGCTTAGAAGTTTCACGTTCCCGCTCGCTCGAGTTCCTTCTGCGCGATCTCCCTGAGCGGTGATGGCCCATGGGTCGCGGTGACGTAAAGCAGATTCCGGTTCAACCCCTTCATCTGATGCGCGACCCCTCCTATCTCTTCCCGTAGCTTGTCGGTCTGGGCCGCCCGCTTCTCGTCGCGGAACATCAGCCACGCGCAGATAACGCCCATGGGGCCGTAAACGGCCAGCGCCGACCCGGATGCGGTATCGGCCTGCGCAAATACCAGCGCGACCATGGGCGTGAAGTTGATCAGCGTGTTCACTTGGATTTCTTCAGGTCGATGGTGAGTTCCTTGACGAAGTAGCCGTTGTAGGTGCCGTGGATCTCGGCGTCCTCCCACTTGCCGTTCTTCTTGGTGCCCTTGGCGCTCATGCGGGCATTGATGACCTCACCGACCACCTTGACGTCGGCCTGTTCCCAGTTCCCGTCAGGGATCTGGGCATCGAGCTTCTTGAAGGGCGTGGCGACGCAACCGGACAGCGCGATGAGCGCGATGAGCAGGAGGGTGATGCGGGTTTTCATAAGATTCAGGCGGCTTTCTGTTCGGTGTCCCAGTGGCTGCCGCCAAACCAGTCAACCAGTCGGTAGACGATGGCACGCTGATCCACGCGAGCGCCGGAGATCTCCATGGCCTCGCTCAACACGCGGTCGGCCAGATTCCGGGCGAAGACAACCTCGCCCATCTTGCCAGCCAGGCTGTAGAGATAGTCGTGCACAACGCTGGCGTAGAGAATGCACGGATCTTCCGGGTCGATGTAGCGCCACGCGAAGCGCGGGATCGAGGCAAAGTCGGTCTTGAATCCTTTCGGCACGGTAATGCGGCCGAACAGGTTCGATTCGTAGATGAAGTCCTCCATCAACACGTAAATCTGCCGCTTCGTCACCTCGGACGCTGGCAGGATCTCGACACGGAGGCGTGACAGGAACGCGCTCATGACTTGGCCTCCGGTTTATCCTGCGCTGGTGATTTGTTCACGAAGGCGATGATCGCCACAATCCCGGGCTGCAGAACTTTCGATGCCGCCACCAGATAAGGCCACTGCATCTGCGTGGCCACCTCCGTCAGCGCCTGCAAGCTGGCCGCAGAGGCGTAAAGGAACCCCATGGCGTAGGCCGGGGCGTAAGATGCAGCCTGGGCGGTCAGTGATCGCTCCACGATGTCACCAATGCGCTTCACTCGCTCGCCGGCTCGATAGACGATGAGAAATACGAGCATCACGCCCAGAAGCATCGGGGCGTTGTCGATCAGCGCTTGGATAAGCGGCCACACCAGCGTTTCCATGCGCTGCAGGATGGGGTATTCACCCCTCCTTCGTCAATAATTAACCTCCCAACTTAACCCGGACGATGCGGTTGGGGTATTCGGACAGCGGGGCCAGGCGCAGGAAGACCGGCGTGCCATTGGTGCCGCCCTGTGGCTCGAGCACGAAGATCCCCCGGTTCGACCGAAAACCGACCAAGGCGTGCGCCGTGTTGGCCGCGCCGACGATATTGGCGAACGTGCGCTCCTGCACGACATAGATCCGGGCAACGAGCGGCTGGGCCTTCACGCCGGCATCGCCAGCCACCCACTCTACCCCGAGGGTAAACGCCTTGGCGAACTTGTCGCAGTCGAAGCTCTCCGCGGTATAGGTGTGGCCGGTGGCGCGCAGGAATGCGTCGGACCACTTGACCATGGCCACCAGCCATTCGTGATCGACGACGGTGAAGGTGCCATCGGAGGTGTCGACAATGGCGGCCGGCTGCGTGACCGAAAGCGTGGCGCGCACCTCGGCGGAGGTGAGCGTGCGAAACCCCGGATCAACCCACTTCGGAGGGACCGGCAGCGTGATCGTCTGGCTGGTGACGCAGCCGGTCAGAAGCAGGCAGAAGATGAGCAGGAATCGCGTCATCTGACCACGACCGGATCAATGGCGGCGAGCACCGTCGCCGGGATGGGGTTGGCGTCGAGTTTGAAGTCCTCGGCTTTGATGAGCTGCACCTCAACCTTCACGGGTTTCTGCAGGATCTCGTTCACCTGATCGAGATACTTGGCCATGGTCGCGGCATCCTCCTTCTTGATCTCGGAGCCGCCCTTGGTGAGCGACTTGATGACGTCGGTGCGCGCCTTGTCGAAGGCTTCGACTTCGCGCTTGAGGGCACCGAGGTTGCGCGCCACCGCCCAGCGGGTCGCCCCGGAGAGCTCGTAGGGCATCTGGATCGCCTTGTCCGTAGTGGCCCCGGTGGAGTCCGTGAACTTGACGATCTTGGTCTGGCCGGAATCGAGGGCCGCGAGGCCGTTGGCCACCTGGATGATCTGGTCAACCTTCAGGCTGATCTGTTCGGCCGACGCGAGCATGGCGGTGCAGAGCACCGCGAGGAAGAGGAGGGTCTTTTTCATCGAAAGAAGGTTGATGGCCCGTCAGGCGGATGGCAAGGAATAGTTACTCGATGTAAATGTAGCCGCCGTAGATCGTGGTCAGCGGGTTGGTCGCCCAAGTGGGCTGAATGCTCTTGATCTCGATGTAATCACCGGCGACGACCGCGATGCTAAGGCTCGAGTTGTCGAAGGTGCGCTCACTGGCGGCGGCGGCAATGGTCTCGATGAGTGTATCCGTCGAATTGTTGAGGCGGATATACAGGCTCCAAGCCTCGGCGGTGCCGGCGGTGCCGGAGTAACAAAAGACGTTCGCCATCTTGATCGTCCCGGCTTTCCGGATGTAAATGCGGCTTACGGCGGCCGTGGTGATCGGAGCCTTGGGCAGCTGGCCGAAATAAACGGTCTGCGCGTCGGTGGGGCTGGAGGTGAGCGCCTGAACCGAGAGCGTGTAGCCGATGTCAGGGATCGTGATGTTGGCCGAGCCATTGAAGGCCACGCCGTTAATGTTACGGGAGTTGGTCAGGGTGGCCGCTGAAGCCACGGACTTAGAGGCGTCAGCCGTGTTGTCTACGGAGCCGAGACCGACTTGGGATTTTGTCAACCCGGTTAGTGAAGATCCGTTGCCGTTGGCCGCGAGCTTGGCGTCCAGCGCGGCCTGTAGGTCGACTTGGGCGGAGAGCGTGCCAGTGATCTCGCCCCAGGCGGCGCCCCCACCGCCACCAGCTGCCCCAACTACCGTTGCGCCTACCCGGCGAAGATACTGGCCGTCCGTGACTGAGCCTATGGCGAGCACGGACGGGCCGGAGGATTCCTGAATGGCCGTGGCCAAGGAGTCGGTGGTCTGGAGAACCCACGCGCCGGCGGTTCGCTCCCAACGCTTGCCGGAGTCGGTGGTGTAGGCCGTGTCGCCGTCAATGGTGCTCGCACCAGAGGGAAGCTCGGCCTCCGTGGAGCAGACGAAGCGCACGACATTGCCACCCGAGCGGCCGGACCAGTCGGGAACCTGGGTGCGAAGGTAGGCCGTAACAGCTCCGTGGGCGCCTTGGAGAGCGGCGAGAAGGACAAGTCCGAGGATGAAGGTTTTCATGTTACCATGCTGGCACGTAGCGGGTCGTTCCGTTGTCGTTGATCCCGATCCATTTCGTCGGGTTTCCGGCGGAGGGGGCGTTGGTGATTGTGCCAGCACCGGCGCCCGCGCCGTCGGTGAGGGCGGAACTGGTCGTCAGGAAGGTCGCTCCGCCGAGCGCCGTGATCGTTGAGGCAGTGATGATCTTCTTCGCCGCGTAGATGCCGCCCGCCGTGGTCAGGGAGCCAGCGCCGCCGGTCGTGGCTTCGGTGGTGGAGGAGAGCGCCGTGTCTCCAGAGGCGTTGATTGTCAGGCGCGAGGTTGTCAGCGTCTTGAAATCGAACCCGCGTGCGGAACCGTTGCCGCCCGCATCTGACGTGAACTCCATCACGCCAGTCAGCGCCTTGTTCGTGATGAGTCCCCGCGAACTAGTCGCACCCGCCGTCAGCGTGCGGAGAGTTAAAACCAAGTCAGTAGAAACCGCGATGGCATCGAAAGTCGAGGATGCGCCATTGGCGTAGATGCCGCCCGCAGCTGTGATGAATTGTCCGCCGGAAGTAAGCGCGCCGGCCGCGCCCCGATACAGCGTCACGTCCGTCCCAAACCCAATGCCTCCCGCGCTGGTCGTGTGGGACGCCAGTTGCAGCTTGCCGTTGCTGCTGTCGGTGGTCGTGCCGAGGAGCGTATTGCCTGCGGCGTTATGCGTGAACGTGTTGGCGATGACTCCCGTCGTATGACTGAACAGGCGGACAGCCGAGGGCACGGCGCTTGAGCTGCGGGGAATCAAAAGGAGGTCGCCCGCGTTAATGCCAGGTCCGCCCGTATTGTGCACGGCGACCCAAGTGTCCGTTGAGTTTGATGGCGAAGTCGTGATGACGCCGACGCGAAGATTCAAGATGGCTGTCGAGGTCGTGTCTGCGGCGGCGACAGCCGAGTTAAAGCTCGCGCCGGATTGAACATTCAAAGTGGGAGCCATGCTCACCGCGCCCGTTGCTGAGGTAAACGACATCGCGGCACCATAAGTCCCGGTGCCGAGGACTAGATTTTGTCCCGCGGTGGACCTAAGATTTTGAAATACCACAGTGCCCGTCCCGCTCGGTGCGAGCGTGATGCTCTGATTCGTCCCCGTCGCGGTGAGGCCGATGCTGCCGGTCGTGCCGTTGAGGATGGAGGCGCTCGTGCCGAAGGTGAGGTTGCCCCCTAGTGTGAAACTGCCGGATATGTCAAATACTCCGGCCGAACTAAACCCACCCCTTCGCGTCATAGCCCCTCCTGCGGGGCGCGTATAGAACGCCAAATAACCAGCCGTGTTGTTATCCGTCCCATTCTCCTTGGCGCCAAGCAATCCAGCGAATGTGGTCTGGGTTGTTCCCGTATAAGAACCCGAAAATTGAAGCGTGCCGCCCTTATCAATCGCAAACGAATCAGTCGAAGCAAGTGTGGCGGTTGATACACCAGAGGTTATATTCCGATAATTATCGGAAACAGTCAGCCGTGAATTTGCGGTTCCAGTAGGGCCAACATTTACAAATTGCGCCGTGCTTATGTTTATCGCTTCCGTGCTATCCGTTCCGATAGATAGCGCCCTGGCTGATCCAGAACCCGCTTTCAGTGTTCTGATCCTAGCAATGTTGCTGCTCCAATTAAACTCCAACCTCTCATAATTCGTCACCTGATCCGCCGTGTTGTAGAGCTGGAGGCCGGCGGTTACCGTGCTCGGAACTTGGATGGTATCCCCGTAGACAAGAAACGACGCTACATTATTATAGTCTGCAACGCGCAGATTATATTGCGTGCTCGCCAGCGTGCTACCGCCACGACCAAGGATTCCATAGCCGCCTGAATTAGTGTTTGTGAATGCCGCCGAGGATGTTCCGCTTGTTGAATGAGACACATCGAGGTTTGCCTCCAAGCGCGTGCGCCCGAGATTGAGGAGCCCATAGCTGTCTGTAAATGAGACGTTCGTTCCGGCTGCCGGGGCGCCAGCAATGTAGACATTCGCACCTTTCGTGAAGGTGGTGGACGAGGAGGCGGCGAAGGTGGGGACGGCGAAGCTGTTGGCTACGGCGGTGGCGACGGTGCCGGAGGAGGAGGAGTCGGTGATGGTCCGGTTTCGGACATTCAAGTTTATGCCAGAGACGCCCCACGCAGCATTAGAGTTTGCAGTGATGCCAAGCTCTAGGGAGCCGCTTCCTCTTAGGCGGAGGTTTAGCGCCCGACCAACAGTCGTGCTTGATGTTTGCAGGTCTAATTCCGCCGGGACAAATCCGCTTGAAACCGTGCCGTCCACCAATGTTTCAATGCCGGTTCCGCCATTAAAGCCGGCGCCATCCCACCCGGAGGTGAAAATGTTGCCGAGATTATCTCCACTGGAAACAACTGTAGGCGTGGAAAGGGTTCCGCGAGCACGGCGAAAGTTAATTGTTGCACGCGCGCTGGCTGCCGCCACGGAAAGATTTAAGCCGCTGCTTGCCTCAGCATAGGTTGCAAAGCCGTCATTTGTTGCAGCCCAGGTCGCGAACGTTGGCGTAGTCGTTGCTGAGCGCGATAGAACATTGATGCGTCCCCCGGTCACATCCGATGCCACGCCGACGCCAAGACCTCCTGTCGAAGGGAAAAGAAGGCTAAGGCCACCGGTCCCGCTCGGCGTCACCGTAACGCTTTTATTGCTGCCGCCCGCCGTCAGCCCAATCGACCCCGCGCTACTCACTACGAATGCGTCTGGGACTGATAGGGTGGTCCCGCTGTAGGTCAGGTCCGAATTCTTGAGCAGCTTTCCGGTCGTGTCCGCGAACAGCGCCAGCGCGTTCAGGGTTGAGGATACCGGGCCGATGACATCGCCCCCGGCATCGGTCGTCCATAGCGGATCGGCGCCGGCGCCGGCGGTCGATAGAACCTGACCGCTCGTGCCAGGCGTGAGCGCGGACCACCCGGCCGCGCCCTTGTAGAGCAGGGACCCACGCGTGCTGCCGATGAGATCGAGCGCCGTGGAGATCTGTGCCTGCGTGGCGGTGGCGGCCCCCGTCGTGTTTCCGGCCAACACGCCGGTCTGCGGCACGCCGTTGAGCTGGATGTTTGCGTTGTTGATCGGCGTCGTGGGCGCCGCCGCCAGCCCGCAGGCCAGCGCGATGAAGGCGATGAGCTTTTTCATGACGTGGGATTCGACGCCGGCACGACGGAGTTGTAGGCGATGCCGGAGCCGGAGGTGAGTTTGATCTGCGAGAAGATGCCGTAGAGGATCGTGCCGGCCGGGATTGAGACGCCGGCGAGGCCGTTCAGGTTGGACTTGGTGGCGGCGTCGAACACCGTGGCCGTGATACACTGAAAGGCGCACCAGCCGCGGGTCGTGGCCGGCGGAACCGGGCGAAGCGTGGTGTCGGCGATGTAGTCGCCGCCGAGATCCGAGATCGGACCGGACAGCGAGGCGACGACTTGGGCTTTGGCGAGGCGGGAATTGAGCGGTGAGCTGAGGGACATGGTGGGATTGGGTTGAGATTAAGTTATGGCGAGCGACATGATCACCATCCAATCGGGGTGCCAACGCGATTGTTGGGCGCCACGATCTGACCGGGCTGGGCCTTTGCGAAATTCTCTCCGTCAATGCCGCGCTGTTCCGTGCGGTCGTCATCCCTTCCGCCGCGGCTGACGAAATCAGGCGATGACATGAAGGCTTGGATCGCCATAGGGATCAGGCAGTTCTCGATGAACTGATCTGGCACCGGCAGCATGGTGTTCGCGTTGTAGTCCGCGAGCGTGACCCGCTTCGGCCAGAAAGACATCCGGACGTTGATCGAGTAGGCCTGCTGTGGCGCCGGCGAAAAGCGCAGCACCATGATCGGGGACTTGCCCTGGCTGTTGCCGAAGACCTGCGGCCACCACATCTGAGGCAGCCCGAGGGTCTGCTGCCACAGCCAGAATCCGCCGTAGCCGCCTTGGCTCATCGTGTAAGGCGAGATCGGGTTATTGTTCTGGTTCGCGAACATCGGGTTGCCGATGATGCGATCAAACGGGTAGGTCTCGGAGTAGAGCGCATTGCCGTAGATCGTGGCGCCAACCGAGCCCGTGCTGCCCATGTAGGGGTTCAGGAGCTCGTCGGTGCCGATGATCTGGTTCCACGCCGGATCTCCGTCGATCACGATGGACTGGCCGAACTGCGCGGCCGAGAACGTCACGCCCGTCACCGTCTTGCCATATTGCGTGACGCCCATGCCGGTCACGGTGGCCGGCGCGGGAAGGACGAAGCCCTGCGTCATCTCCTTGTAGTAAACCGGGAGCGCGTTGTAGAGGCGCTGCAGCGCGTTGTTCACCGCCTCCTGAATGTCGGTCTGACCATTCATCGAGAGCTTGGTGAAGTCACCGCCTCGAGCGCGACGGCCCACGCGATTAAAGAGATCCACGACCCGGATTCCGGTCGAGCCCTGAGCCGAGACGGCAGCCGTGGTGCCGAGAGCCATCCAGTTTAGCAGGCCGCCGACGCTGGCCGCGCTGGGCACGCCACTCAACCAGACGGTGCAGCCAAGCGTGGTCACGCTGGACTCGTCGACCGTGGCCGAGAAAACCTCGCCGCTGTCGTTGGGCATGGCGACCGTCGGGAATACCCGCGGGTTGCCGGCGAACTGAACGGGGAAGACGATGGCGTAGCTCTGCTGGCCATCGACCAGCGCGACTGAACCCTGTTGTGCTGCGGTGCTCATGCGTTCACCTGCCTTTCAGGAACCGGCTGCACGGCGTTCGGAAATCCGCCCCTGAAGCCCAGTGTCTCCATCGCCCAGTTGTAGTCGGCGGTCAGCTGGGCCAGGATGTCCGGCCGGCTGAATTGGGATGAGCGCGTGATGAGCATGCGGGCGATTGGCAGGAAAATGGACTCGGTGTAGTTTTGCGCGACCGGGACGACCACCGTCGATGAAAGGTCGCCAACAACATAAGCGACGGCGCCGCGGATCGCCTCGACGGTGAGCGAGCCGGAAGGCGTGAGCGAGCATGGGGCGATGTAGATCCTCACCTCGCAGATGTTTCCTTCGCTCAACTGATTCCGGCCGGTCTCGACCCAGTAGGCCTCGGGATCACCATCGGTGCCGGCGCCGTAACCCGTGCCGTCATAGTAGATGCGCGAGAACTGGTCGAACTGACCCTGCGAATCGAGCGCCCGGAGCGGCTTCGAGTTATTCCAGCGGATCGGCCCGATGACGCTCTGCGTGTTCGGGATGGTGTAGAAAGTCGTGCCCGCGAGAAGCGGGATGTCGAGGAACTGGCGCGTGAAGTAATCCTCGCCGGCGGTCTGCAGGATTTGCATCGCCCCGTTGATCGCGATCACAACATCCTGCAGGACCAGCGGCTCGGCCAGCGACGCATCCTCGATGCCCAGCTTACTGAGGAGGTCGTTGCGGGTCTGGATGATTGTCAGCATTTAGACGGCGAGTGGTTCAGCCTGGGCGGCTGGCTTCGTGGCTTTCTTTCTCAACATTTCCGGGGCCAAGCGCAAGAGAACTTCCACGGCGGCCTCGACCGTCACTTCCTTGGCGGAGATGGTGGCCACCGGGCTGACGATGGGCGGGGGCTGCAAGACGGGCGCTTCGGGTGCGACTGGCGCGCTCGCGCCGGCGTCGACCACCTTGACGATGGGATTCAGGTCGCGGTTGTTTTTCAGCGCCTTGTCCATGGCCGCGTTAAACTCGGAGGCGTCGTAGACGCGCCCCATGTAGATGTGCAGGCTGTGCTCCGGAGACCACTGGAACTCGCGGATCTTGAGGCCCTGCGTTCTGGGGCGGGCGTTGATGTAGATGATGAGCTTGGGCATAAAAGAATGAGGCGGCCGGTTTACGGCCGACCGCCTCATGAGGTTTAACTGTCAGCCGTCGATCACGTAACGGTCGGGAGACCAAGCTCCGGGTAGCTGAGCGCGTGCATGAGGAGCACGTAGCCCGGATACTTGTTGTTGACGTTCTTGCGGAGCTGCTGGCCGAAGACCGTCATGATGTATTTGCGGGTCTCGAAGTCGCCGTCGACGTTCCACTGCGTCCGCTTGTTGCGGTATTTGCCGTAGCCGCGCAGCATGGCCATGGCGCCCATCATGATCGTCGAACCGATCGGCACGCCCTTCTCGTTGCACAGCACCACGGTCGAACCGATGGGGTGAACGATGCTGTGGCGGCCGGCCCAGACGCCGGCGTCCCAGGTCACGTCGCCGAGCGTCGTGTTCTGGATGCCAGCGACCGTCGGGCCGAGGCGGGCATTGACGGTGATGGAGTGGCCATCGTTGCCGCTGGTGTAGCCATACATGCCGATGCCGCCCGGGTTCGGGTTGTCCGCCGTGACCGGGCCACGGGGGTTGATGACGAGGACATACTGCTGGACGGTGGTGTCCGGCACGTAGATGTCGTTCGGCGTGAACTCGAACGCGAAGTTCGGGAAGAACCGGAAGTATTCGACGTTCGTGACGGCGGCGGCGTCAGCGGAGCCGCCACCCTCGATGTCGAAGGCGGTCGTGCCGGCCACGATGGCGGCACCGAGGAACGCCTTCGGGTTCGACCACGAGCCGGTCCACGCGTAACCGTCCGCGTCAACCGGGTTGTATTCGACGATGCGATGACCGTCGAGGTCGGTGTAGCCGCCGGTGAACAGCGGGTTCTCGTCCATCTTCTCGCGGGGGGCCGCGTCACGGAGGATCTGCTTGTAGTCCGGGTCCTGCTTGAGCGAGAACAGACCGGGGGTGGTGCCCACGATCACGTATTTGAACACCGGGCTGCCGCGCACGGTGCCGATCTCGGCGGGACGGCCACCCATGGGCTTCAGGGCCTGGCCCATGAAGAGGATGTCGTCGTAGAGCAGGCCGTCGGCGCTCACGAGGTCGCCCACGGCAGCCTTGCCGCCGGCGATCAGGAGGTTCGCGTTGCCGCCCTTGAGGACGAACGTCATGCCGGCGCGAGCCGACTTTTCGCGACCCATCCACTTGCCAAGCTCCTCGGCCTGGCCGTCGACCAGCTCGCCCTGCATGCCCATGTATTCATCGGCGCGGAGGGTGGCGGAGGTGGCGTTACGGAGGTAGTCGGCAACGAGCTCGTTGCTGTTGATGACGTCCTTCTCGAAGTCATCGACGTTGTTGAAGAGGGCGTCGCCGCTCTTGCCCTTGCCGTAGTAACCGGCGCGGGAGGTGATGCGGAACTTGAGGCCCTTGTCGACCGAGGTGTCGTTGATGACACGGATCGCGGAGGTTTTGGTCTCGCCCTCGAATTGGGCCCAGAAGTCTTCGTTCTGTTCGTAGACGTCGACTTCGCGCTGCCACAGAATCCGAACGGATTCCGGGGACATGGTGGAGAGGGTCGTGCCCGTGTTGGGGGACCCGAGTTGCCAGGACATTGTAGGAAAAATTTAAGCGTAACTGCTGCCCCGTGGCCTACGGGACTGAGGGCGATCTATCCAGATCGGGGCAGCTCTACCGACCGCTTAAACCGGGAGTCCGTTTTCTTGGCGGAACTTCCTGATGTCAGCGATGGTGCGGATGCCTTTGATCTTGGCGTCGATTGCGGGTTGGGTCGCTACGGGCACCGTCGTCCGGCTGGTGCCGGTCGGCAGGATACCCTTCTTGAGAGCGGGCTGGGTCGGTGTGACCGTGGCCGCGGGCTTCGCCGGCGCGGCAGCTCCCTTCTTTTTCGGTGCGATATTCAATTCCGCCGCAACCATTTGGGCGATCTTGAAAGGCTTGTCTGGGCTGTTGAACAGGGGATCTTTCAGCTCCTCGAGGGAGGATTCGATCTCCAGCATGCGCTTCCCACCCGGGCTGTTCGGGTCCGAAACGAAGGGGTAGATCTCCGTGGCGCGAGCGTGAGAGGCATTGAAATCCTTCTCGTAACCCGTAACACGTTGACTCTCCTGCTTTTCGGCGTCCTTTTCCAACTGCGAGCGGTGGCGGTCGAGTTTCCTCAGAGCCACGTCGACCTTGTGGGCCGCCTCGAAATTGAGGGACGTGAGATGTTGCTCCTTCTGCGCAAGTAGCGTTTCCTCAGCGGCATCCACCTCAGCGATGGTGGCCGGAAGATCCGAAGCCTGCGCGGGCGCCGCGGGGGTCGTCGCCTCGGGTTTGACCCCGAGCTGATCCTTGGCGGCGTTCAGACACTGCTCCAGCGTCCAGTCCCGGTTGCGCTTCTTGTAGGAAGCGGCGAGACGGCCGACCTCATCACCATCAGCCAGGCGCAGGTGGGCACGCTTTCCGGAGTGGGGTGTGACAGGGCCTTCGCCGCCGTCGTCATCCGCTCCATCGTCGTCGCCTTGCGCGGCCGGGGCCGCTGGGGTCTCTTCACCGGGCGCGGGTTCAGCCGCGGGAGTTTCCTCACCTGCGGGTTGCTCGGCGGCGTCCGGAGCGGCCGCCGGCGGAGTTTCGTCCGTCGGCAGAGGGTCCGGGGTGGCAGCCGGCTGGGCGGCCGGTGGCTGGGCCGGCGCGGGACGCATCGCCTCTTCTTTGAGGGCGCGGATCGCAGCCGGCGTTTTAGCCTGTAGCACCTTATCTGTGAAAGAACTGGCTGCGGCCGGAGCCGCTGCCGGAGTTGAAACTGGTTCTGACGTTGCAGTCGGAACGGGAGACCCGCGTTCAGGAGTTGCCATTCCCAATCCCTGTATCAGCGAAACCACTACGTCAATCTCATAGTATCAGCGATCTGGATACACGTTTGGTGTTGAACCTTTCGCTCTCGCGGGATACGCCGTGGTCGTGGCGAAAATTGACATCCAGAACCGTTCACCGGAAGTTTTGGTGCTGCCGGATGATCGGCTGCGCGTCACTCGCGTCGCGGACATCCTCAACTACACGTCGAAGGATGCGGACAAGTTCGTGGCCGATCTCCTGTTGCCGTGGGGCACTCCTGACGAGACCTACCCCAACTGCCGTCTGGTCCGCCAAACCACGCCAGGCCAGAACGAGAACCCCGCCAAGACCCCGAATGATCCGCCGCCGCAGCTGATCCGGGTCTACGAAGAGATCGACGAAGCGCTCGAGACGCAGGTCGGAGAGCCGGCCGTGACCTACGATCAGTATGACAACAAGATCGTCACGATAGAGTTCATCCAGTTTTCCACCGGCACCGCGGTCTACGAGACGGTCGGATCATCCGTCGCGCCGGCGCCGAACACCGATGCGGTGCTAAAGGAACAGATCGACACGGATGACGGCACGCTGCGCACGATCAAGCGCATCTACACCACCGGCGGCACGATGTCGGACATGCAGAATCTGCGCTTCGGCGGGAAAGTGATTGTGCGCACAATCACTTCGCTGAACTCGATCCCTGCGACACCGGCCGGATATTCGCTCGTTGCTCCCGGCGTCACCTACCCGCGCGGCCTTCCGCTCTACGCCTACGAATTTGTAGCCTCGAACGGTGGCGGCACCCCGGGCACCGGCGGCCAAATCTCCATCGACTACTACAACGCGCAGGGTGGCGCGGTGAGCTTTAATCCCGCGGCGCCGAGCGGCAGCGATGGAACCACGCGCGCGGTGATTCGCTACGTGACCGCCGAGGGCGTCACACTAAATCCGATTCCCACGCCTGCTGGCTTCGTTCTTGTTGGGCTCGAGATGTCCGAGGACACCGGCTACATCCTCTGGACCGGCACCTACTACCGCGGCGAGGGGCTGGTGGTCGATGAGGTGACGGTCTCCGAGATCGGAGCACTCGTGGTTTACCACCGCGTTCAGTTCGGCTCAGCGCCCACCACGCCGAGCGCCACCATCGGCGGCACCGTCACGCTGTTCGATTCCAGCACGCGCCAGGCGGACGGCTACGTGATCTACGATTACAAGTGGGCCGAGGGCGACGGCCAATCCGACTACACGGTGGAAGGCGAATCCGATGGCGCGCTCACCTACACGGTCGTCACCTACACCTTGGCGGCGTCCGTCCCGGCGTATCCCGGCACGGGCACCGGCTACAACATCCGCCTGCAACAGAAACCCGGTCCGGCCTACTTCACAAACATCGCCGTCTGGAAGAAGCCGCCGGAGCCTCAGACCCGCAACGAGACGGTCCAGTTCGAGAAGCCCGGCGTCGCCGAGTTCACCGGATCTCCGCCGCAGTTCCTCCTCACGGCGCCACGCACACTCACGCTTCTCGCCAGCGTCGTCGTCGACTATGCGACCAGCCAGATCTCAGACGTGCCGTTCACGGTCTCGGCGCCTGCTTCATTCTACGAGAACTACACGCCGACCGACACCGGGATTGCGGTCACTGACACGCAAGCCCTCGGTCGTTATCTCGCTCAGGCTTCAGGAATCTCTGGCACGAACTCGGTCTACAACGGCGTGCTTTGCGATGAGTGGGCTGCGCAGTTGATCAGCTCGGTTCCCTCCACCTTCCCGACAGGCGCAACGGTCCTCAGGACTGAAAACACGCCATACCTGACAGACATCAATGGCACCGTGGTCTGGAAGCGCGAGAAGGTCAGCTACACGTTCTGATGAATCCTCCGCGCATCATTAACCCCCTCACATCCGAGCCGGCAGAACGGTTCGGCCGGACGATTGATCGCATCCCCGCTTCCCGCGGAGGCGGAGGTGGTGCGCCTTTCCGGCCTCCCCTGTGGCTGATCCGCTACAGCACGACCGAGGTCTTCGTGACAGCCGCCACCGTGAACGGTCTGACGCCGACCAACATCGCGACCGCCATCGACATCAGCGCGAGCAGCACGACATGGAATGTCTATCTACATGCGACACTAGGAGCGGACGGGATTCCGACCGCGGTCGAAGTGGTGGCGTCAACAAGCGCGATGCCGGCTGACGGCGATGATGACGCCTATATCATGATCGGGACCGCGGTCGTTACGGCTGGCGAGGTCGAGTCGGTGTCGCCGACGCTTGCGTGGTCGCAGACATTCGTGACGTGCGGACGAAACACTGACGCCGATCCGGTCGTGCCGGGAACCTACTTTTGGCAGGTGGCGTGATGACTACTCCGTGGTGGCAAATAAACCCCCCGTCCGCGGCAGCTGATTGCCTGCCGTGTTGCCCCCAGCAAACATGCTGCTTCACGGTCCCCTCAATTCTTGTGCCTGGGCGAGGGCCCGGAATTCCTGGGCCATACGCGGATCTTTCCACCGCAGAATCGAGACTGGCTGACTGGGCGGTTGACTGCTACATGTGGACGTATTCGAGCAGCGGAAGTCCGGTCGCTTCCGCTAGTGCAAGTTTTTCCGGAGGAGTGCTGCAGATGGATGCTAATGACTCTAGATCCTCCGGCGCCCCAGACAATCTTGAAACGAAGGTTACATCTCGGGTTTATCTTACCGTCGCAAGCGGACTCTCCATCGCATACACCCTTGGGGCCACATACCCCGGGTCCCCGGGGCCTTCAAACTATACTCTCCAGCTTTACGCTGATGACGAATCCACCCTGATCGACACGGCAAGCGGAAGCGGCGCTAGGTCTGGCACGTTCACGCCTACGATTCCGGCAGACGGATATTACAGAATCTATGCGGACGTGTTGATCTCCAGCGACACCGGCGGGCTTTACACCACGACCATCAGCCTGACATGCACGCCGGACCCAGCCTGCTCAGAGAACTGCGCCATCACACCTTGCTCCATTCAAGCAGCATACGATGATGGCATTGGCGGAATCGGATTTGCCGTCCAAGAGGAATGTGAAACATGCTCACTCGGATGCTGGGTTCAATGCGAGTCGATAGCCACATGTGATTGCATTGACCCGTTTCCGTGTGGCGAGGGACCATTCTACGGAACGGAATGTTGCGCTTCAAAGTTCGAGATACCATGCTCCGTAACGCCCGCTTACATGACGACTTCATCCCAAGCCAGGCTTGTGATGGACGGATTAACGGCGGGTCAGAATTACTCAGCCACGATATACTTCTGTAATTACGACGGAGGTGGAACGCTGATCGGAATCTCCAGCACCACAATTTCGTTCACGGCCACATCATCGACTGAGACAACAAGCTACGTCGCTGTCCCGACTGCACCCATAAATGAATACTGGTGTGTCTGCGGCTGTGAAGTTTTACTTGTCGCATGAAAAACGTAACAATCACGCACTCACCTCGCCGTCCAGTTGGCCTCGGCGATGCCGTGGCTTTCGTTGCGGAACCCATTCGGGTCGCCCTTGGCATCCCGAAGTGCGGCGGATGCAAGGACAGACAGGCCTTCCTCAATAAAATCGCCCCCAATATCGGCCTCTCCGCACCTAAGCCTGGGCTCGACAAACCACCCTCTCTGGGTTAAAGAAAACCATGGCCACCCAGTCCCTCCTCAAGAAATCCCCCCCGGTTCAGGGTAAATCCAACTGGGGCACCGGCGTTCAGCCCACCCTGCGCACGACCGCGCAGCTCAATGCGCCGGCCGCCCCCCGA